CCGCCGCGGGGGCGGGGGCCCCCGGTTTGTGCTTAGGATTTGGGGTTTGCGACTCCTGCCGGCAACACGCCGAGACGTCGCGTGTCCACTGACCTGGGTCAGTAGGTACCTGCACGGTACCTAGTCCCGAGGCGGACGAAGCCGTGCGCCTGAGTACCCCAGTCTGGACAGAACTAGTGACGTTCAAGGACTCCGCCTCCCCAAAAGTAGTGACCCGCTCCGAGCGTCCACATGTAGACTCGCGATGCGGGACGCGCCATGGCAAAACGACTCAGAGTGACAGTTTGGTATGCTGGTGTGGGCCAGCTGGGTGACACTGGACACCCGACGGTGCTCAGTTTATTCGACCGGGCGATGCATAGATGCTGATCCCGAGTGGGCGACAATTGGAGGTGGCCCTGACGGCGGCCGACCTCATGGGCAAGAGCAAACAATTCCCGTCCCTGTCTGAGCTCGCTGACGAGCTAAAGGTCAATCGTAGCGCGGTGAAGAAGGTCCTCGACGCGCTCATCGAGAAGGGTCTTCTGGAAGGCACGTTCGAGCACGGTAAGCTGAACAATCTTCGCTTCACCGCGCACGGTCGGAAGTGGTTGACCGCTGCAAGACGAGCGCTGCCTTGAAGGGTATTGCTCATCGTCACGTCCGGTGAAACGTGGGTGACGTTTTAGCGCCGCGCGTCACCCCCGTGGGGTGAGTCCAGACCATTCGCTCGCGGCGTGCTAAAACGGTAGGGTGCAACACCTGTACCGCGCTGACTGGCTCCTGGTAGCCGCGTGTGCCGCGGGCCTGGCGCTGCTCGTGTTGCTCGTCGTGCAATGGTGGCACCATCGTCAGGTGCGCTCCGTGTTCGCTCGGGTGCGCACGCTCGAGGCGCGCGTACAGCGGCTTCACCAGGCCAAAACGCGTCGCGACTGGCGCGATGACACGACGCTGACGAAGTACAACTGGAAGAAGCCAGAGCCCTTCTGAGCGAGTCCGGGGTCTAGACACCCCAGCCTGTGGCCTGTGCGCGGCCTGCACCGTTTGACGTAGGCCACTGACAGGCCCAAGATACAGTGCCGTGAAACGCCGTGGAACGCCGACCACCGCGGGCGGGCTAGCCAGGATGATTCAGAACGCCCGACCCCTTCTGATGCGCGCGCAGGTCATCGAGGCCGTGCTCGCTGCCCAGACCGTGGCGCTCGAGCCGGTTACCTCCCAGGAGGCCCGCTCTGCCAAGCCGGTGATGCGCCACACCAGGGCCTTCACCGAGGTGGCCGAGCAGATATCCCACCTTGGCCCCGACGAGCGCGGGCGCGTGCTGCGAGCCGCCGGCAGGGACCGCAAGGGCCTGGCGCTCTGGTGGGTGCAGGAGCCCGGTGGCGAGACAGCTTAGCGATGGTGGCGACGACCACGACGACCACGACGGGTATGACGCGGCCGAGGAGGTCTCCCGGGAGGAGGCCGTACGCCGCGCTCGAGCTGCGCTCGGCGACTCCCCCGAGGTGGAAACATCCCAGGAGGCGATCGTCCACATCGCGCAGGACGCCATGCTGGTGCTCCGCCGCGAGCTCGCCTTCCGCGCCGAGCTGGCACGGATTCTTCCCGGGACTGTGTCGATGACCGACAGCATCGCTCTGCTCCGGCTCGCCACCGATCTGGGCGCCCAGGTCAAGCAGGGTGAGGAGGCGGGCGTCCAGCAGGCGGACTACTCTAGGCTGACGCCCCAGGAACGCGTGCAACTGGCAGCGCTGCTGCTGAAGGTGGACTACTCGTGACAGACAAGCGATCCGGAAACCCGTGCCCAGCCTGCTTCGTGTCAGGAGAGAGTTTCCGCGGCAAACAATGCCTCGTGTGCGGGCGCGTCGGAGCACCAGACGTTGACGAAGAAATCACCGAGGACGATCTGGCAAGGTTGCTAGAGGAGATGCGCCCACAACTCGGAGTCGGAGCCAGGGCGGGTCTGGTGGTGTATCTGTCTGGCAGACTCGGGGTGCGCTTTGGGAATCCGGTCATCCGCGGCATGAACGTAGTCGGGGATGAGGCGTGTGACCCAGGATTCGACGCCGCACAGGTTGCGCGCAGGCTGTGGACGGCAAAACCATGACCACCACAGAATGCCCCTGCGGGCGCGCGCGAGCGGGCTGCGAGTACCAGGATCCGGAGTTGCAGACGGTCCGTGAGCGGATAGTGTTCCACTACAACGGCAAGGACTACGCAGTGGAGACCCACGAAGGTGAGTCAGCGAGTTCAATTGCGAGTCGAATTGCGCTCCTCACCGGCGGAACTGTGCAGCCCGACGGGGCGGTGCTGCTGCCAGGCTGCCTGCACAACGTGGTGATCAAGGGAGTTATCGAGGTATGAGCGACATCGAGAAGCTGACGGAGGAGGAACGCGCCGAGCTACTGGATAGCGCCACGCTGTACGACGTAGGCCTGAAGGCGCTTCGAGTCATCGACGCCCAGGCGGCCCGCATCGCGGAGCTGGAGGCCAAGGAACAGAAGCGGCACGCGGACCGCCTGGCGGAACTCGAAGGCGGCACGGTCAGCCGGGTCGAATACGATCGCCTGGTCAAGCAACGCGACGAGCTGCGCGCGGAGAGGCAGGATGCGCGGCATTGCGTGTTCGGGCTTAGGCATGCTCTCGGCGACGTTCTGTATGAGCTGAAGGAGATGCTCGCTCAACCGCAAGCTAGCTGGGATCTAGACGAGGTCATCCTTAATGCAGAGGAGGCGGCATTATTGTCTGGTACCTGGACCTTGGATCCGGCTCCGAAGAAACCAGGCTAAGTGCTGGCCGCGCGCTGCCCGTCCGCCGACCAGCGCGCCGAGCTGTACCGTGAGGCCTGCGTCCGGCTCATCGACTTCGTTCGCGTCTTCTGGCCCCTGATCGAGCCGTCTGAGCTGTTCCAGGACAGCTGGCACATCGGGGCGGTGTGTGAATACCTCGAGGCCTGGTACCGGCGCGAGTTCAAGAACGGCGTGCTGAACCTGCCACCGGGCACGGGCAAGTCGCTGCTCGTGGACGTGTTCCTGCAGGCCTGGGTCTGGTCGAAGCGGCCAGGGTACAAATGGCTGAACTGCGCCTTCGATCAGGACCTGTGCCTGCGCGACGCCGTGAAGGTGCAGACCATCGTGCTGTCCGACGCCTACCAGTTGGCGTTCCCGGGCACCAGGCTGCGGGACGGCGAGTCGGGCGCGCGCGGTGACGTGTGGACCGACATGGGCGGCTACCGCTACAGCACCAGCCCACAGGGCAAGGGCGGCCTGGGGCGCCACTTCAACGGCGTAAGCGTAAACGACCCCATCAACCCGAAGCACGTGCTCGACGTGCGCAAGACGGGCGACTTCGGCGCAGGCCTGGCGCTGGCCCAGCAGTGGATCAACGCGACGATGATTACGCGCCGCGCCGACCCGGCCACGTTCGGTTGCATGCTCACGATGCAGCGGCTCATCGAGAAGGACCCGGCCGGCATCGCGCTCGACCGAGGCTGGGAGCACCTGTGCCTGCCGATGCGGTACGAGCCACAAGCCTTCTGGATCCGCGGCGAGTGGTCCGGCAAGGTGGACCCGCGCCGCGTCCAGGGCGAACTCCTGCACCCGGAGCGCTACCCCGAGTCGGCGGTGGTCGAGCTCGAGACGGGCCTGGCCGAGCACGCCAGCGCCCAGCTGCAGCAGAACCCGATACCGCGCACGGGCGGCCTGCTCGAGGAGCAACACCTGCGCTTCCAGTGGATCGAGATCCCGAAGAACGGTTACTGGATCCAGGTCTGGGACTTCGCGGCCAAGGGCACCGAGGCCACCCACTCGGCGGTGCACGGCGCGCTCTGGTGCTCGGCGGTCTGCGAGACCTGGCATGAGCTGACCAACACCCTGGCAGACCGGGACCGGGGGGAGGAGCCCGTCAGGGTTTTCCAGCGCGGTCCGAGCGTGACGCGCTACTTCCTGATCGACGAGGTCTGGGGGGTGTGGACCGTGCCCGAGAGCGAGCGGCAGTTCGAGCTGACCCAGGACATGGCGCTCTGGGAGCATGCCGCGGCGCGTATCATCGAGGCCAAGGCCGCGGGCATCGGCATCATTCAGCGGTACGAGCGCAAGTTCCCAGGCGTCGTCGCGTTCCACGAAATCAACGACGAGTGCAAAGAGATCGCGCAGCTCTCGAAGCTCGACCGGCACCGCGCCAACCTCGGGGAGTACCACGGCGGGCGCGTGCTCTTGCCACCGTGGAAGCGCACCATCCCTGACCCCGTCGACGGGCGTGACGGTCCGGGCCCGGACGCGTTCAGGCGGGAACTCCTGGCGTTCCCCCGTGGCGCGCGCGACGACCGGGTGGACACGAGCTCGATGGCCCTCGCTCGACTGACCCAGGAAGTCTCGAAGTATTACGACGCGGTGCGGGAGCTGGCCAAGCAGTCCCGGGGCGGCGACGACTGGGACGACTGATAGGACCGTTGGACCGACCGGCGAGTCGGTGATAGCCTCTGGCTATGATAGGTCTCGCCCAGGCGGTGGCTACTCGGCAGATCCGCACGGACTCGTGGCGGTCACTGATCGGGCCGCTTGGTGGGCGCTCGGACAGAGGCAGGGTCGACCGGACGCGGCTGGTGCCGAACCTCTCGCTCGACGACTACACGCTGTCGAGCGCCTACAAGGACCTCTGGCTAGTGCGGCGTCTCGTCGAGGCGCGCACTGAGGACGCTTTGCGCGGCGGCTGGGGCGTGGACGAAAAGGAGAAGCTGGAGAACTTCACCCGGCTCAACACCGCCACCCACCCCGAGGGCGCGTTCCAGCGCGCGTGCCACATGGCGGACCTGAAGGGCGGGGCTGGTCTCTTCATCGGGTACAAGCAGGACGTGGGCCCTGGCAGCCCAGCAGAGGCGCTGCTCGCGCCCCCGCCGGCGGGCGCAGAGGTGGCGTTCCTCGAGGTGTTCGACCGGTTCCAGCTGCAGGGCATGGTGCGCAACCGGGACGTGGACTCACCCGAGTACGATCGCCCTCAGATCTGGCAGGTGACAGGCTCGCGCAGGGCGGGGCTGCGATTCCACGAGTCGCGCATGATCCGCTTTCCGGGCTGCCCGAAGGGTACGGACTTCGGCACCACCCAGGAGGACAGGGACTGGGGCTACTCGGTGCTGCAGGCGGTGTGGGACGACGTCGTGCGCTACGGCATCTTCTGGCAGTCGGTCAGTCACCTGCTGCAGATATCGAGCGTCGGCGTTCTCAAGCTGCACGGTCTCATCGAGATGCTGGCGAGCAAGCGCCAGGCGGATGCCGAAGCGCGCATCGACCTGCTCAACGAAATGATGGGCCTGACCAAGCTCTTCATGCTCGATGCCAAGCAGGGTGAGGAGTACCACCGCGAATCGGTCAGCTTCACCGACATGCCAGCGCTCCTGCAGGAGCAGCAGATCAACACGGCCGGTGCCTTCGGGATGCCGGTCACCAAGCTGTTCGGGCGCGCGCCCGCGGGAATGAATGCGACCGGTGATGCCGACATCCGTCAATGGTACGACCGGGTGCAGAGCTACGGCCAGTGGATGATCCATCCGCGTCTCGAGCAGACGCTGTCGATCACCGAGGGTCGGCCCATCACGGTCAAGTTCGAGCCGCTCTGGCAGCCGACGGACAAGGAAAACGCCGAGGTGCGTAACCTGGAGATCACCGGCACGGAGCGCCTGTGGTCGATGGGCGTGGTCAGCGACGCGGAGATCCGAGCGGCCATGATCGAGAGCAAGCTGCCGGAGCTGACCGTCAGTGGCACGCCCACGGCAGAGCCGACACGCGCCGTCACCACCATCGCGGTCATCCCTCCCGGGGAGAACCCGGCCAAGCCAGAGGACCCAACGGCGCCCGATAAGAAGCCCGCGGCCAAGGCGGCTGCACCCTTCCCGCCTAAGGCCTGATGCCGACGCCGCGGGTGTCCACTCGCATCCGGCGCACCTCACCCCGCCAGGGACCGAGGGCGCCGATGCACCTGGTCGAGCGCATGCAGGTGGCGGTCATCGGCCTGGTCAACGCCTACATCGATCGGGTGATGCGCGAGCTTGAGCCGGGTCTGCGCGCGCGCTTCGACAAGGCGGACCCGTTCTCCATCGAGGATGTCACTGGGCAGGTCTCGCTCGGGGAGGGCTTCCTGAAGACCACCTTCCGCGCCGTCGATCGCCAGGCCGCAGAGGACCTGTCCCGCGTCGTGCCCGTGCCATCGAGCAGCGTGCTGAAGAACTCGGCCAAGCTCGAGGCGGGCTGGATCCAGAGCAACACCGAGCTCATCAAGCTGGAGGCGCGGGCGCGGGCTGAGATCCGAGGGGTCATCTCCGGCCCCCTGCGGGAGGGCGTCCGTGTCGAGGAGGTGCGGGCGAAGATCCAGGAGCGCCTGAACGTCGTGCGTTCGCGCGCGGAGTTCATCGCTCGCGACCAGACGCTCAAGCTGTACGGGCAGATCCAGGAGGCGCGCCAGACCGAGGCTGGGATCACCGAGTACACCTGGTCCACCTCGGAGGACGAGCGCGTCAGGCCCGACCACGAGGAGCTCGACGGCACGACGCAGCGCTGGGACTCGCCGCCCATCGTCGACAAGCGCACGGGGCGCAGGGAGCACCCAGGCAAGGACTTCCAGTGCCGGTGCGCGGGCATACCCATCCTGCCGCTCGAAGGACTCGAGGAGCCGGAGAACCCGCGCGAGCCGACTACCCTCTCGCAGCCACCGCCGGAGAACGACCTGGTGCCGGAGCCAGAGACTCCGCCGGTGGACGTCGAGGCGGAGCGCCGAGCCGCGGAGGCGGAGGCTGCACGCGTTGCCGCAGAGGAGCGCAGGCTGGCCCTGCAGGCGGAAGCCGAAGCCAAGGCCGCCAAGCGCCAGGAGGAGGCGCGGAAGGCCGAGGCCGATCGCCTGGCGGTGGCCGAGCGCAAGGCTGCAGGCAAGGCCGCTCGCGAAGCCAAGAAGCAAGCGCAGCTCCAGGAGACGATGGCGCGGCTCAGGGCGCAAGAGGAGGCGCGCCTGCTCGCAGAGCGAGAAGCCTTCGCCAAGCAGGCAGCCGAGATTGCTGCTCGCAAGGCCAGGCCCGTGCCCCTGGTGGTGCCGACGCCATTGCAGGTGGCTCAAGGCTTTAATGACTCGCCCGTGTTCGGTGAAAACGTGAAGCGGATCCGCGTGCGCGGCCCCAATGCCGAGGCGCACCGGGATGCTGTGTACGATGCGCTAGACCGCGCAGGATTTAAGAAATTCTGGGATACACCGGGACGGCGACTCGATTCGCTGACGGTGACGGACCTGAGTTCAACCGCGGCGAGCTCGACGGGTACGGCACTCGGGGACGTCGTCGAGGGTGGCGCTGGCGGGCTCGCATACACCGGGCCTGTCGGTCGCAAATACGGAGGCGAGGCAATCAAGGTGCGTTCGCCTGGGATCGCAGATAGGAATCCAGCGAATCCGCAGCTAGTCCAAGTGTTGGGATCGACCACGGACTACGCAGCCACAGCGGAAGAAGCGAGTGCAAGGCTAGCCGTGCATGAATTCGGGCATATCGTGCACGAAAACGACCAGGTGGGCACCGCGCACGTGGCCATTAACGAGCTGATCTCACGGGCCTTTTACGCCGCGAGAGAGTCTGGCAAGAACAGGGTGTCCCACTACGGGATGACGAATCACCAGGAGTACTTCGCCGAGGCATTCGGGACTTACCATTCCTCACACAAGGCTTGGCTGCGAGACAACGCCCCGGGCGCTTTCGAGATGGTCGAAGCAGTGCTACGATTGAGGGGTCTGTTATGACTAGGCAACAGGTAGTCGAGATGATGGTGGAGGCATGCCAGCGCCTGGACCGCGCTCGACCGTTCGCCAAGGCACAGTGGGATGCCGAGTACCAGGCGGTACTGAAGGCCAACGCTGAGCATCAGATCGACCTGGAACCATTGGCGCGAATGGGGCTCTACGCCGAGTGAGCCCCGTCACCGAGGCACAGCTCCGCTCCCCCGGCAAAGAGCCAGGGGGCGCCGTGTCGTCCTCGCAGCGACGCACCCTTGAAGTCTTCCTGGCGCTGAGGCTGCTGCACCGGCGCGCGCCCACGCTGATGGAGCTTGCGAGGTCCCTTCGTGTGACCCGACAGGCAGTGCACTACCGATTGCACTGGCTCGAGAAGAAGGGCCTGTGGAACGGCTCGGGACGCACCATCACCGAGCCTGGGTTGCGCTCGGCGCTCGATGCGCTGACCCGTTAAGCTATACGCCCGTGGTCCCACTGGCCAGCCGCCAGTACGATCGCTGGAGTGCAAGTTCTGCGATTCGACGTCGGTAGACTCGACCGCGCCAAGCGCACTGGCGCTGGCGGCTCGCGTATTCCTGCGACGATTGCCCGCACCGGAGTCCAGGTCTACACCGACCAGCTCGGCCGCAGCGTGCGCGAGTACCGCCCACCGGAGACGGTGTTTGCCGCGGATTCTCTGGCCACTCTCGGGTCCATCCCGGTCACGGTGGGGCACCCGCCTGAGGGCGTGACGCCGAGCAACCATCGCCAGCTCTCAGTGGGACACGTGTCAGACGCCGCCCCGCGCCGCCGCAGCGACGGCCCGCTCGAGTGGATCGACTCGGACATCGTTGTGTCGGACGCTGACACGCTACGGAGGATCGACTCGGGTGAGCTGACCGAGGTGAGCATGGGCTACCTCGCTGAGGTGAAGCCCCAGTCCGGCATCAGCCCCGCGGGCGAGCACTACGACGCCGTGGTCGAGAAGATCCACGGCTACAATCATTTGGCGCTGCTCAAGGATGGGCACGCGCGTGCAGGCAAAGGGGCGCGTCTGCGCCTAGACGGCAACCAGGAGCCCATTGAAATGTTCGTCCGACACGATGACAACAGCACGCCCGTCCAGGCCCCGAAGCAGATCGTCAAGGTCGACGGCATCGACTGCGAGCGCGGCGGAGATACCCATATCTCCCTGCTCGAGCGAAACATCGCCACGGAAACCAAGCGTGCCGACGACGCTTCCGCGGCGCTGACCGTCGCGCAGACCGAACTCGGCACGGCCAAGGCCACCATCGCCAGCCACAAGCCGGTCGACGTGAACCAGCTGGTCCAGGACGAACTCGACTTCCGTCAGACCATGCTGCCTGCGCTGCCCAAGGGCTACGACTTCAAGGGCAAAAACCGTGACGCGGTGCGCGCTGACGCGGTGGGTCCCACCGTGATCGCCGACGCGGCCAAGCTCGGGTCTGATGCCGAGCGCGCAGGCTACATCGCCTACGCCGTCAAGATGAAGCTCGACGCCGCCGGCAGGCAGCCAGTCTCGCTGCATCAGCCAGTGGTGACCGTCACCGACGAGACGGAGAAGCCTCCCGTCGACCCGAGCCGCAAGGCCTACCTCGATTCTTTCGGGAGCAAGTAAATCATGGCATCGTTCATCGGATCCAACGAAACGCACGACGTAGCCCAGGCGGGCTGCATCAGCCGCCACGGGGCGCACGTCACAACCCGCACCCTGAACCAGGCTGCTGGCGTAGCGGAGGGCCTGTTCGTAGCGCCCTCCGGCACGGCCGGGCTCGAGTGCATCTCGCCGACCACGGCGGCGTTGGTGGCCAAGGCCACGGGCCTGACGGTGTTTCGTCCCATGTCGGAGGACTTCGACGCGACGCACCACTACGCCGACAACGAGGCTGTGGCCATCATGGAGGAGGGCCACATGTACGTGGCGTGCGAGGGCACCTGCGTTGCTGACCAGCCCGTGTTCTGCCGCATCCTGACGGATGGCTCCGCCAATACGGTAGTGGGCAAGGTCCGCGCCGACTCGGACTACCCGGCGGGTGGCGTGGTCATCACGCCGTCCGATCCGTTTGACCAGGTGACGGGCTTCTCGGTCCGGTTGTCTGACGGTGTGGTCGATAAGACATTCGTCTTCAACTCCGACGCGACGCCGACAGTGGCCGAAGTGGCAGCTGGCCTGGTGGCTCTGATTGACGCATCGACCGAGTTCGCTGCGACTGGTTCTGTGACCATCAGCATCACGTCCACCACGGGCGTCGTCGACGTCCTGGCGCTCAGCGACCAGCTGGCGATCACCACGCCCGCTAGAGCCATCCGTGTGCCTGGCGCCTTCTTCGACGCCTCTCGCACGGGCGCAGGCAACGTCGAAGTCCGCCTCAACAAGATCAACGGCTAAAGCTCCGGCAACGCCGCGCTACGCAACAAGGAAGCGACCGAGATGGAACTACAGCGAATTGAACTCCCCGGCAGCGGCGCTTCCGGCGGCAACGGGACCCGGTTCAGGCTCGACAAGCGAGGACTGATCGACATCGCTTGGGCCACGCGCGTCCACGCCGATGGGCTCATCGACTTCTCCGGTGGCGTGCACCGCCAGGACTCGGCCGTGCCCCTGGCGCGCGACCTGAACTACGTGCTCCAGCACGTGCAGGAGCAGTACCGGCCGACGAAGTACGAGCAGGTGCTACAGACCCTGCCGGTACCTGACTGGGCCGAGCGCTGGGAAGTCAGCAAGATCACCGGGACGGGAAATATCAAGCTCGCCAGCCAGATCGGTCCGCGCGACATCGTGCGAGCCGACTTCAGCCGGGCGTCGACCACGGGTCGCATGTTTGAGATGGTGAACGGGTACGGCTACTCGAACCGAGAGATGATCCGGTCCGCCAAGCTCGGCATCAACCCCGACACGGAGCGAGCCATGATCCAACAGCAGGTGTCCCAGGAGTTCCTGGACGCGCTCGCTGCGACCGGTCTCGTGGGTACGACCTACGCTGACCTAGGCCTCGGCCTGACCGGGCTCGGCAACAACGCCGACGTTGTGGCCGCGGGCATCGTGACGGCGTCCACGAAGGCGTCCACCACGACTTCTTGGACTACAGCAGTCGCGGCCGACTTCCCGTTGGTCATGAAGGACCTCCATCTGGTCACGGATACGCCCTACGTGCGTACGAAGGAACGCCGCGTGTCGGACACCCTGGTCCTTCCGTTGGATGAATTCCAGGCTCTAAACTCGCTGCGCCCAGCCAACTACGCGGACAATGCGCTGGCCACGTTCAAGACGGAGTGGCAGGCCAAGGCAGGGCGCCCTGTGCGCATCATCGTCTGGGATCGCTTCTCGGCTATCGGCACCATCGGCAGCGGGCCACGCTTGCTGGCCTTCGACTCGTCCGACGTCAACGTGGCCTGCATGGTCACGGGCAAGCCGTACGGCGTGGATCAGGTGCTCGAGATCACTCGCGGCTTCGAGGTCAACGCTTCGCTGGTCACCGGCGGCGTCCGCATCCTGGACGCCAATGGGCTGGCCTACATGGATCTCGCGGCGTGATCAATCCCGAGGTCAGCACAGTCACGGTGGGTGACACGCCAACGCTCCTGTTTCAGGGAAGCGGTCGCGTACAGATTGTACGTGTGCCACCCAATAACTCGAACGTTTGCCTGGGCGACTCGAACGTGTCGTTCGGCAGCACCGCCAGCCAGTGGCGCGTGTTACCCGCCGACACTTTCCAGGAAAGCTTCGAGGCTGACGCCGAGCTCTACGGCGTGACCGCATCGGGTACCACGCAGGTGGTCCGCGTCACGCGCTGGTTCTGAAGAACCACGCCTAGGGACTGGTCAGCTTTATGGCCGTTTCAGTAGCATCGTTCAAGGTCGCCTTCCCGGAGTTCGTGAAGAGCGACCCTGCGATGCTCACCGCGCAGCTCGCGATGGTGGAACTCGAGGTCTCCGACAGCTTCGGCGAGTCGCGAGACCTCGCAGTCATGCTCAAGCTGGCGGACGTGCTCGCGCAGGGGCCTGCCGGGCGCGACGCGCGCATGGTGCCGAAGGGCGTTGAGAACGCGTTCAGCTCGACCTACGGCATCCGCTACCGGGCCATGTGTGAGGCCAACGCCGTGAGCGCGAGCAGGCTGGGGTCCACCAGTGGCTGTACGTGAAGTCGTCAAGATCCCGCCGGTACCGGCGCCGACCCAGATCACCATCACGGTAGGCATCCACGGCGACGACGGGGCGGAGCACCACGAGGAGCGCGCCGCCAACGACATCGGGCGCGCTGTAGGCGGAGACCTGACCGTGGCCCAGGTGGGCACGTTCCACGAGTTCGGCGTCGAGCCGTTTCAGATGCCCAGCGGGGCCATGCACGCGGGCATCCCGCAGCGCTCCTTCATTCGCGCCTGGTACGACGAGTCCCAGGAGTTCGTGCGCGAGACCCTAATGTCCCAGATGAAGCTGGTCATCAAGGGCAAGCTCACGGCCGAGAAGGCCGGGGAACGCATTGCGCTCGCCTTCGAGGGCAGCATGAAGCGGCGCATCTCGAAGGGCATCGCACCCCCGCTCGCGGCGAGCACCATCGAGGCCAAGGGATCGAGCAAGCCCCTCATCGACCAGGGCCAGCTGCGCAACTCGATACGCGGCAAGGCGGAGTTCAAGTGACCATCGTCAACGACTGGCTGAGCCTGCGATCTGCCGTCGTAGCTGCCGTCGAGGCAGCCATGCCAGCGGGCGTGCTCGCGCAGTGCGCCGTGCAGTGGGAGGACGGGGCCCGCTCGCTCTCGCTGCATCACGCCCTGCTCTCGGTGGTCTCTGCGACCTTCGAGGACCGGGACTCGGCGCTCAGTATCGGCGGCCCGCAGACGCTGGAGTCCAAGGCGGTCATCGTGGTCCAGCTCAAGGCCGAGTCGCCGCACGACAGCGCTGACCTGGACGCGCTCTGGCTCATCGAGCAGTGCCGCCTGGGACTGCGCAAGGTGTCCGTGAAGGAGGTCCTGGATACCGCAGGCGTGGCCATCTCGGTCTTCCCGAGCTCGACCCGCAACATCGGAGGCTACGCGGACGACCACGCCCTCTCGGTACACGCGCTCGAGTTTACCTGCTGCACCACCTTCGGTCTCACACCCGACGAGGACGCAGGCCTGATCGAGCTGGTCGAAGCCGACGGCACGCTGACCGACGTGGACGACACAGAGCTCGACATCGAGATTGATCTCGTCGACCCAGACCCGGAGCCCTGACCATGACGTTCGAGAGCAACCGCAGAGCCAGGGGTGGGTCACCGCTTTCCAAGCCACCGCTGCGTGGACCGAAGGGAGACCGTGGCCCCGTTGGCCCGGCGGGTCTGCCCGGAGAGGCTGCTGCCGCTGGCGCGACTGGCGCGACTGGTCCCGCGGGCAGCAACGGTGCTGTCGGTGCGACGGGCGTCACGGGACCGGCCGGCGCAACTGGTTCTGCTGGAGCCACAGGCGCAACGGGGGCGGGATTTACCCCCGCTACTGGCAGCGCGAATGGGTATCTATCCCGCACTGTCTATGACTACGACACCATCCCCACGGCGGACGGGTGGTATTTCGACGGGCGTAACGGGAGCGTCAATCACGGAGACGTTTGCGATATAGAGCGCACCGACGCGCGCACGGTCAGTTTCTGGATCGCGACGCCCGGCAACATGTCTAATCCAGCTACCGGCATAGCTGCCGGGCAACTCGTGTGCAGTAAGTACGTCGCATCGATCGGATACGAGGTGCAGATCACCACAACGGGAGTAGTTAACTGGTTTCAGCAAGCGAGCGGCGGGGCGTTCATAACCGCAAGTACCCCCGCGGGCGCGCTCCCTTTCACCGGTGTGGATAAACTGCACCACGTTATGATCCGTCTCGACGGCACTGGTACCACAGCGGGCGTTTCCATTTTCGTCAACAACGTGTCACAGACTATGTCCGGCGCGGCCGTCACGCTCGCGGCTACCACTGTCAACGCTCAGTCGTTTACACTTGGCGTGGGCCTAGTAAACGGGTTGCCGTTCCGTGGTCGCATGAAAGACTTTGCGATCTTTGGTGCGGCGCTGAACAGCACGCAGCGCGCGGAGGTCTACAACAGCGGAACGCCTCCGACGAACCTGAACGCGCTCGCCACTGCGCCGGCACCTCTAAACTGGTTCAAGCTGGGCTCGGCGGATACTAAGAGCGCAAGCGGAATCTTGGACTCAGGCTCAGCTAACAACCCCGGCACGGCTAGCACGCGCGGCTTCAACCTGGCGCCTATTACTGGCGTCGTGATTTGGACGAACGCGGCCGCTGTACCTGATGGCGACTTCTTTGATATCGACGTCTACGGGTCCGCGGGTAGCGGGGGCAACGGCCCGCAGCAAACTGCCACCAGCTCGTCTAGCTCGGGTGGGTCTGCAGGCGGAGGCGGAGCACACAGGCGTGTGCGCTTAGCTCGAGCGGATATCATCGCTGAATTGCCGATCGAGATCCGCTACGCCCCGCCGAGTCCGGCGTCGTTGCGGCCGCTCACTGCAGCAGAGTCCGTAGACCAACGCGGTCGGTTCGGCCTTGGTAGCTGTTTCGGCAAGATCGCAGCGTTCGGAGGCGGTGAGGGCATCATAAACAACGGAGGTCTGACCGCCGGATCTGGTGGTGGGATCATGGGTCCGGGTCGTCCGGGTTTCACATCCAGCGTGCCGGGCGGGCAACCCACTACGGGCACCGTTGAAATCGGCACATCCGGCGGCGGTGCTGGCGCTTTCTCTGTAGGCGCAGGCGCCGGCCTTGGTGCGTGGGCCGCGGGTGGTGGTGGTGGTGCTGGTGGCGCAGGTGTTGGCGGTGTCGGCGGTGTCGGCACCCCGGGTGGTGGTGCTGATACTGGGGGTGCGGGCGGTGGCGCAGGCGGGCCTGTTGGTAGCTCAGCACTCATTGCATCCGCACTTGCTGGAGGCGACGGTGGTCGATCCGGGGTATTTGGCGACCTAGCGATTACAGGTGCCGGCGCCCTTGGTGGCGCGGTTGGCACAACCACGACGGGCGTAGCGGGCGCGGCAGGCGCGGCAGGTAAAGTACCCCACGCGGGCAGCGGTGGTGCGGGTGGATCGTCAGCGCCAGCCCTGTCTGGAACGGGCGGTAGCGGCGGCGCTGGCGGGAAGTACGGAGGCGGAGGCGGAGGCGGAGGCGTGGGGCGCGGAGCAGACGGCACGGCGTGGGGCGGGCTGGCGGGCCCGGGCGCACAGGGCGGTGTCGTGATCACTGCATACGCATGAATCGGCCAATGCAGGCACCCAGCTGGCCACGCTGGCGTTTTCCGTGACCGTGTGATGAGCACCCGTTCCATTCCGGGACGTCAAGCTATGCAAGTACCCAGCTCCAGGGGTGAGCGTGGCAAGGTAGCTTCGAGGAGACTCTCATGCATCGAGCTACCCGCCACGTCGCCAGGATCGCACTCGGTTTCGCCCTGCTCGGTTCTGCCGCGTGCGGCTCGGGGCTCACGCCTGCTCTCGTCGAGTGCAAGCTGAATGCACTGCGAGTCCTACCCGAGGATCCGAACCAAGCCACCGTAGCCGACGCGAGAGACGTGATCGGACGCCTCAAGGCCTGCCATGCGCAGGCCGACGGTGGAGCCCAATGAGCACGGTCAGCGACCGGGCCGACCTGGATACCACTCTGGGACCAGACGGCATGCAGAAGAACTACCTGGTGCTGTCCGACGAGGAGCGCGCCAAGGGCTTCACGCGGCCGGTTAGGACCAGCTACGTTCACGCCAAGTGCGGCACGTCGACCCGGATGGGGCAGGCGATCGCAGAGACCTACGCGCGCCAGCCGGGCTTCTACAGTGGGACATTCTGTGCTCACTGTCATGCTCACTTTCCCGTGGGCGAGAATGGTGAGTTCACGTGGGAACCCGGCGGGTCAAAGGTGGGCACGTGAGCGGCGAGCGGCCTGTCGACAAGACGACGCGTCCGCTCTTCAGCAGGACGGCTCCAGCGTCCGGCTCTGCCAGGGCGATCACGCTGGCCGATTTGTCCGAGCAGATCGGCGCGCTCAGCTCGCAGCTGGTGCAGCAGGGTCTGCACATCGACGGGGTCAGGGAGGACGTCAACGACCGGCTGGGCGTATTCCACCAGGAACTCTCTCTGCTTCGCGTCCAGGTGACAGGTGACATCGCGCCGCGGGTGACTGCAGTCGAGGTTGACCATCGTGACCTGGCGCCGCGCGTGGCGGCCGTCGAGGCCAAGACGGGCCTGCAGAAGGCGGCCATCGGCGGCAAGTACGCGCTCTACGTGACGTTCGGCGCGATGGCTGCGCGCGCACTGGCCAAGCTGGTGCCGTCGCTGGCGTGGCTCGACGGGGCCCTCACCAGCGTGGGCCTGTGACCTACCAGCTCGGCAAGACGTCCGAGGCCAACCTGCAGGGCGTGCACCGAGACCTGGTCGCCGTGGTGCGCGACGCGATCACGTTCACGGGCCAGGACTTCACTGTGTTCGAGGGTCTGCGCTCGCAGGCGCGTCAGGATCTGCTGTTCGCTTCGGGCGTGTCACGCACTCTCAACAGCTACCACCTGACCGGCGACGCCGTGGACCTGGTGCCGTACATCGCGGGACGCGTTCAGTGGCAGGCGCCAGCGTGCTTGAAGGTGGCCGTCGCGATGCAGGCCGCAGCGCGCATCCACCAGGTGAATCTGACCTGGGGTGCGGTCTGGGACCGTGAGCTCGGAGAGATGGCGCAGTCCGACCTGCAGGGAGAGATCGATCGGTACGTGCAGCGATACCGGCGCATCCACGGTCCGGACGCCCACCCCCTGATAGACTACCCGCACTTCCAGCGCGTGCGCTCGTGAACGCACCGCGCCACTTCTTCACCGCCGTCGACTGGGCGCTTGCTGCCCTCGGGGTGCGTCGCATCCGGCGCCCACACAAGCCCCTGGCGGTGCTCGTCCCGTTTCCGCGGAGCGCGGCCAACGACACGACGCCGTGGCAGCCGGACCCGCCGAGAGCCGCATAGCCGCTGTTAAGCTATACGTGCGTGGTTAGCCCGGCCTGCCGCCAGTACGATCGGTGGAATGCGCACCCTGTCGTCGGTGGAGCCGTAAGCCATGTCAGGCATCGCCGATATCATCGCGGTCTCGATCGCGATCCAGGATTCAGCGCCACGGGCCGTCGAGTTTGATACGCCGTTGCTGCTGGCCAAGGCCCCCTTCTCGGGCCTGAGCCGGCTCTACAGCGTCAGTCCCGCCGGGCTCGCCGACATGGCCACGGACGGTTTTCCGACCTGGTCTCGCGCCTACCAGATGTGGGCCGCGATGGCTGCCCAGAGTGGCGGCGTCGGGCAGGGCTACATCTTCGGCCGGAGCACGCAGTTCACCCAGGCGCTCGAGCTCATCCCGGACATCACGGTCACGAGCGTCGGCTACGTGATCGCGTTCGACATCAGCTACAAGGGCGTCACATCCAGCATCAGCTTCACCGTCGTGACCAACACGGTGGACGCGATCCTGGACGGGCTCGAGACCCTGATCGATGCCAGCGCCGCGGGCGTTGCCGGTATCACGACCACACCCGACAACGCCACGGCTACGAAGCTCACGTTAATCCCCGACGCAGGCGGACAGTTCGTGCAGGTCGACGGCTTCGGTCGCGAGCTGAAGTTCACAGAGGCCGGCGCCGACGGCTCGATCGCGGCGCAGCTCGCCGTGGCCAAGACGGTGCTCGGCGAGTCCGTGTATGGCCTGCTCATCGACTCGTACGCCGAGACCGAGATCGACCTGGCGGCAGCCTTCGCCGAATCCAACAGCATGCTGTTCCTGGCGCAGAGCGCCGACAACGGCATCCTGGTGGTCGGCACCACGACGGACGTGGCCAGCGACCTGAAGGGGTCCGGCTACAACCGCAGCGCGGTATGCTTCACGCGCTACATGTCCAGCCAGTTTGCGGCAGCGCTGCTCGGTCGCCAGCTCGGTCAAGAGCCAGGCTCGAGCAACTGGGCCATGCAGACGCTGGTAGGTATCAGAGCCGACGTGCTCACGTCCGCGGCGCACAGCTCGGCACGCGGCAAGCGGGCGCTCACCTACACGACCGATCGCAACGTCGCCCACACCTGGGATGGCTTCGCCGCGAGCGGCCGGTTCTTCGACATCCAGCACGGCGTCGATGCCCTGAAGGCGGACATCGAGACCCGCGCCTATCAGATCTTCATCAACGCCGAGAAGGTGCCGTTCACGGCCACCGGCCTGTCTATGGTCGAGTCTGCGATCCGCGCGGCTCTTGGTGCGGCTGAGTCTACCGGCTTGGCGGTACCCGGCTGGACGGTCACCATGCCGAGCCTCGTCGGCTACAGCGCCGTCGACAAGGCCGCTCGCGTTCTCCGAACGGTGCGCTTTTCGGCCACGCTTCAGGGCGCCGTCAACACCGTAACCGTGGCAGGGACACTGACGCTGTGAGCGAGCACATCCTGCAGTTCTTCGCGTTCAAGCATCTGCCGCCGCACCTGCAGACGGTCAGCAAGCCATTTTGTGAACTGGCCCATGCCATGGTCGACGGAGACAACGGGGCCGAGAGCGGAACAACGACTTTCGGATCGGCGTTGCCTCGCAATCCCGAGCGGACGGTAGCCCTTCGCAAACTGCTCGAGGCCAAGGACGCGGCGGTACGCGCACTGCTGGCAAAGGACGCGCTGTGAACTACGACATCAACGCCTGCGACCTAGTCTTCGGTGGTGTCCCTCTGAAGGACAACGTGGTCTCGTTTCAGATCGCGCCGGACGGTCCCGCCTACACCAAAGAGAAGGGCGCGAGCGGGGAGATAACCCGCTGCGCCACCAACGAGAAGGGAGCCAAGTGCACGGTCACGCTGAAGGGCGGCTCGATCGAAAACGAGAAGCTCTCCGCGATCCACGCGGGCGACGTCGGCGCGAAGAACGGTCAGGGCATCCTGCCGTTCTACTTCAACGACCACAACGGTGCTTCCCTGGTCTCGACCGACAAGGCCTGGATCGAGGGCATGGCCCCCAAGACGTTCGGCGCGACCCCGGGTGATACCACCTGGGTCATCGACCTCGTCCTAGACAAGCCGCTCGAGTACGTCATCGGAGGCAATTGAGCACCGAGTTCGAGCTCGAAGGGCGCCGCTTCGAGGTCCAGCGCTTGGGACCCGAGGATGCTTGCGTGGGCATGGAGGTGCTCGGCAAGGCGCTCGGACCGGCTCTGTCGGCCATTCTGCTCAGCAAGGCAGCCGGAGACGAGGGGCTGAACATCGACTTTGCAGGGCTGCTGCAGTCACTCCTGACCCAGGCCAGTCAGATCATGGTGCTGGTCCGGCTCTTTGCGCCGAGCACCAAGTACGATCGGTCGAGCAATGGGGTGATGGTGGATCTCAAGCCGTTCCTGAAAGGGCGCGGCGAAATCTTCGAGGGCCGCATCGACCTGATGCTCGCGTTCCTGGTGCACGCCGTGCGCGGCGAGTACACGAGTTTTTTAGGTGGTCCAAACGCCCTCGTCCAGTTGCTGGCGCAGCTGGCAGGGCCGCTATCCCCATCCCCACCGGCGCCCACGGGCTGATCTGGCGTGTCGTGCTCGACGCGCGCATCCCAGACGGGCTGACCGCCATTCGCCAGGGCTGGACCCTGGACGACGTGTGCCACGCACATGACTTCCTCGACCAGCTAGACGCTGCCGCAGCGCGAGCGCGAGCGGAGGCCGGCCATGGCTGAGGATGCTTTAAGAGCCCTGCTCGCGTCCTTCGTGATCGAAGTCGACAAGGCCGGCGACCTCGCGAAGGGCAACGCTGCCATCGACGCGATGAAGAAGCGGCTGGAGGACCTCCAGGCCGCGGCGAGACCGGCTGCCAAGGCCGTCAGCGACGTGTTCGCTCGAGCGGCGCAGACGGCGAACCGGAACCTGCAAGCCATCGGTGCGAGCCAGCTCGGAGGGCGTGCCGACAATGGCGGGTTCGGTGCTCTAGCGGGTCTCGTCAACGGAAAGGCTCAACTCGGACCCGAGCGTCAGCAGCTCGGCCCTTCGCGGGAGACTCTCAACCAGGCCAAGCAGGGCGCGTACCAGGCGGAGCAGGCGGCCGCCGCGTACGCTCAGACCCTACGCGGAAAGCTCGCGAGCGCCGTGCAGGCGGTCCGCGCTGGGTTCAACGGCGGCAGCGGGGGTGGCAGCGGGCCGGGCCTGATCGCGTCTCTGGCCACCGTGCGCAATGGCGTACTGGCTCTCGGCGCTGGTGCAGCCGCGCGCGGAATCGCGCACCTGGTCGATGGCATCGGCGACATCCGCGAGTCGGCGCAGAAGCTCGGCGTCACTACCGACCAGTTCCAGCGGCTGAGGGTGCTAGCCGAGCAGAACGGCTCCTCCGTGCAATCGCTCGGGACGGCGTTCCGCACCCTTGCGAACTCTGCCGTTCAGCCCACGAAGGAGTCTACGGCGGCCTTCGCCAAGCTCGGCGTGTCGGTGAAGGATGCCAAAGGCAACTTCAAGTCCACCAACGACCTGTTCTTCGAGGTGGCGGGCGCTCTCGCAGGCGTGACCAACGAGACGCAGCGCTCGGCGCTCGCGCAGGACTTGCTGGGCCGCAGCGCCCAGGAGCTCAAGCCGCTATTCGCTGGGGGTACGGAGGAGATCGAGAAGCAGCGCAAGGCGCTCGCCAGCATGAACGTGCTGTCGGAGGAGACCATCAACCAGGCCGACGATCTGTCGGACTCCTGGAAGTCGATCGGCCCATCGTTCCTGGCGGCGGCCGAGCCTCTGCTCAAGATACTCCTTCCCGCGCTGGTTACGCTCACAGACTGGATCGTCAAGGGCATCACGATTGCCGGCGACTGGTTGAAGAAGACGGACCTGACGTCGGTCGCGCTGGTCGCGCTGGGAGCGGCCGTGGCCACCAAGGTGATCCCGGGTCTGCGCCTGATGGTCGGGCTCGGTGGCGGCGTAGTCAAGACGCTCTCGAGCATGGCTGGAGCGGGCTGGAAGGCGGCCGCGCCATTCCTGCGCCTGGCCCTCGGCCTGCTCATCCTCGAAGACATCATCACGTTCCTGCGTGGGGGCGACTCGGAAACGGGTCGGCTCATCGAGAAGATCTTCGGCAAGAATGGCGTCGAGGTGACGCTCAAAGCCATCAACGACCTGAAGGCAGCGATGGTCGACCTGTGGGAATGGGTCACCGGCAAGGGCACGGGAGAGGGCGTCGCGCGCCTGTGGCAGGAGTTCGGCAACGGCATCACCGTGATGATCAACGACTTGCTGCACAAGGTCGGCATCGGCAAGGGCGGCACGGACGGGCCGTTCAAGCTGATGGAGAACATCAACCGCGGCCAGGGGAATGGCAGCGGCAACGGTTCAGCGGGCATGCCTGCGCCTTGGGTCGCGAGTGGGCCGCCCACCGCGGACGGCCAGCGCCCCTCGTCGCCCGTGCAGATCGGTGACCGGAACATCTCGATCACGATGAGTCAGTCAGCCAGTGCTGGCGACGTGGGTCGCGCCGTAGGTGGTGCGCTCGACGAGGACTTGAACTCCCTCATCGCCGTGTACGGCGGCATCTGATGGCTAACGACGACCTGATCCAGTTTGACGGCGGCGTCCTGGTGGCCGACATCGTGGCGGATGCCAGCATCACCGACGCGATCGAGCTGACGAAGTATGCCGTGGAGGACGGCAGCCTGATCTCAGACCACGTGATTCGCCAGCCGCGTACCCTCTCTTTCAACCTGGTGCAGACCGAGACTCCCATCGAGGAGGTGCAGGGATTCGCGCGAGTACTCCGGTCGCTGTCCTACCAGACGCGGCCGGATGGCAAGCAGTCCGTCACGGTTCCGGTGCGTCAGTCGGAGTTCCGCCCTGCGCCACTCTTGGCGCTATCGGCCGGCATTCAATCGCTGCTCTTCGGCGGTGGCTCGGTGAAGGAGCTCGGTCTGACCGGTGTCCGTTCTGACCGTGCGCTCACGACGAAGGACCTAAAGATCCACGTGCTGGCGGCAGGCTCACCGGTCGCTCGCGCCAACGAGTTTCACGATGCCCTGCTCAATCTGCTCGAGACGGCGACGCCTGTCATCGTGACGTTCAAGGGTGCCTCCTACATAGACCTCATACTCACTACTGTGACTCGCACCGATGCCGCTGGCTCGGTCGGAAAGTCCAGCTTCGCGGTCGAGTTCGAGCAGATCGCGACGGTCGAGACCCAAACGGTGGACCTGCCGCCTGTGCCCAAGGCGAAGAAGCCGAAGCAGACGCCGAAGCCACCGAAGGAGACCGCGGAGCAGCAGAAGGTGAAGCTCCGCAGTCAGCTGCTGGCCCTGCTCGAAGCGACGGGAGCGCAGAACGAATGAGTGTCGCTCTCGATACGCTCACCGACGGGACGGAGAACTACGACCTGCGCTCGCAGCTCGAAGGCGTCGAGTACCTGTTCCTGTTCCGGTACAACCTGCGCCGGGAACTCTGGACGTTCTCCATCGAGGCACTGGACGGCACGCCGATCCTGACGGGGCAGACCGTGCACGTGGGGATCCGCCTGAACCGGCGCGCGGTGCGCGGGCCCACTGGCGTGCTCATGGCCATCAGCGAGACTGACGACATCTCCTCACCGATGCTCGACGAACTCGGCGAGCGGGTGAAGCTCTGCTACCTGACGGCGGCCGAGGTGGCTGAGATCGAGGCAGGATGACGGCGTTCCAGCGCGCGTACCGCCTGACCGTGGGCAACATCGAGATCGACGCTCGGGCAGGCGTCGGCCTGAACTCGTTGCGCATCGCGTTCAGCGTGGAGCGGGACGTCAAGCGGCACCCCAACAACTGCGAGGTCTCCGTCTACAACCTGACCCGCGTGCACCAGGCCGAGCTCGCCAAGCTGTCGAGCGTGCGGGTGCGCCTAGAGGCAGGGTACGTGGGTGACATCGGGGTCATCTTCGACGGCGACCTGCGCTCGGCCAGGACGCGTCGGGAGGGCACTGACAAGGTCACCCGCGTGTCCGGCGGAGACGGTGAGGCCCAGTGCCGCACGGCCCGAATCAACAAGACTTTCGCGGCCGGCACGCCCATCGGCACGGTCATCAATGTCCTGGGCAAGGCGCTCGGTGTAGGTCCGGGGAACCTAAAGGACTTCACGAACGCCACCCTGGCGAACGGCAGCAAACGGCTCACGCGCTCGCTCACCCTGAGCGGATCGGTGTTCGACGAGATGGAACACGTCACGCGATCGTGCGGCCTGCGCTGGAGCGTGCAGGACTCGGCGCTGCAGATCCGGGAGGTGGGCCTACCCGTAGGCGACAAGCAGGGACCACTGCTGCGCAAGGACACGGGTCTCATCGGCGACGTGGAGATCGAGACCGTCGTGGCTGGCGCCGAGTCGGTGAAGGGACTCGTCAAGGCGGGCAAGGGGCTGACGGCGCAGGGCTTCACCGCTGGCTCCCAGAAGGTCAGCGGGGTATGTTTGCTGCGCACGGACCTGATCCCTGGCGTTCCCCTGCGTACGGAGAGCGAAGCCTTCACCGGCAACCTGGTCTGCGTGGCGACGGTGCACCATGGAGACTCGCATTCCACCGATGAATGGTGCGTCGACTGGACCGGGAGACCCTACAAATGACCATCGAGATTCGAGACCAAGACGGTTACTTTGACGCGATGGGCCACCGCGTTGCGGAGAACCACGGCGGGGTGAACGAGCTCAAGCGGCGCTGCCTCGAGACACTGTCCCGTTTGAACGAGCCGCCCGACGAGATTCGGTTCTACCTGCTCGGCTCCGCGGCGTTGTGTGCCGTGCCGGACGTGGCGCACGATCCTGATCCCCCCACTGCGCGCCAGGGGCGCCAGCAAGGCCGTGCCCGGCGATGAGCGCAACCTCTCGCCAGGGACGCTGGGGCACGGTGCTGGACACCGTGCTCGGCGCTCGCCTGCGTGAGGTGCACACGGCCATGGTGGGCGAGATTCGGTCGTACTCCGAGGCGAAGCAGACGGCGGAGGTGACCCTGGCGGTCCAGCTCGAGAGCGCGGACGGCGAGTTCGAGACGGTGCCCCCGCTCGGCGACGTGCCCGTGCTCTGGCCCGGCGCCTGGACGGCCGGCGACAGCTGCCTGCTCGTGTTCTGCGAGGAGTCTTTCTCGAAGTGGTTCGACACGGGCTCGGTGGAACAGCCCGAGGTGCTGCGCCGCCATGGCCTGCATGCGGTGTGCATTCCGCTGGTCGCGCGCGCGGGGCAGGCGGTGCAGTTCGTGGCGCTGGCGAACCTGGTGCAGGCCGCGCTCGATAAGATGCAGTACGCCTTCGACAACCACGCTCACGCCACCGCCGGTACCGGGGCTCCTAGCCCTCCGATCCCAATGCCGGCGGTGGTGCCCATTCCAGTAGTCCCGGTCGTATCGCTGGGGCCAGTAGCGGCGCTGAAGGTGAAGGCGCGATGACTGTCCTGGGCGACCTGCAGCTGAGTGACGACGGGCGCTCGATCCTGCTCACGCGCGGGGCGGCGATGGCCCTGCAGCAGATCAGGGCCGGCGCGCAGATCTGGACGGGCACCATCTCGTGGGACCCGGACGCGGGCCTGCCTATGCTGGGTACCATCCTGGTGAAGGGCCCAGACCTCCGCGTGATCACCCAGGTGTTCCGGAACTTCCTGCTCGACACGGCTGGCGTGATCAGCGTCGACGAACTCACCGTGGAGCTGGCGAGCGCGACCCGCACCCTGAACGTGCGCTTCCGAGTAACCTGCGAGGACGGCGAGAGCGCCAGCGACGAGATTTCATTTGCCTTCGCTTGAGGTGACACCATGCCCATAACCGCCACCGGCTACGCCCGGCGCACGCTAGACGTGATCCTGACCAGCATCCAGGATCGGTTGCGCGCGGCCATCTCGCTGAAGCTAGACCTCTCCGAACGGGAGGTGCTGGGCAACACGAGCAACATCGACGCCGAGCACATCGACGATCTGGAGCAGCTGATCGAGGAGGCCTATAACGCATACGATGTGGACAACTCTTCCGACGATCGCTTCGTGTCGCTCTCGCTTCTGCGAGGCGTGCCGCGGCGTGGCCTGAAGTTCGGCCTCGTGACGGTTGAGCTAGACCTGGACGCTGCGCAGACCTACGCGCCAGAGGACCTGGCGGCGCACGTTGTCGACGAGCCCACGAACCGCTGGCTGAACCGGGACACGGTAACGAGCACCATCGCAGGGGTCTACACGGCGGTGTTCCAGTCGGAGTTTGCGGGCGCCGATGCCGTCGCCGAAGCGGGCACGCTCACCGAGATCGCCACGCCGGTGGCCGGCTGGAACAGCGTGACCAACCCCGCGGCGGCCACGCCCGGACAGGACATCGAGTCGATCGCTGCGCTGCGCATCCGGAGCGAGGGCGCTACGTCCGTGGGTGGGTCGCGCACGCGCGGGGCCATCAAGAGCGCGCTGCTCCTGCTAGACGGCGTGCTGTCGGCAGAGGTGTTCGAAAACACCGGCAACTCAGCCGACGCCAATGGCGTGGGTCCGCACAACATCCGGCCGGTGATCTGGGATGGCTCGCCCGCCGAAGCCGACGACGACGCGATCGCGCAGATCATCTGGGACACCAAGGCCGAAGGCATACTCTCGCAGGGCACGGAGTCCGGCACGGCTCAGGACCAGACGCTCGGTCCGGTCACGGTGTTCTTCGACCGGGCTACGACGTCCAGCGTGGTCATCGCCGTCGACATCGAGTCCGCCACGGGCGTGTCGAGAGACGACGTGAAGGATGCGATCCTCGCCAAGATGCCGACGCGGGTTGGGCAGGAAGTGACGTACAACAGGCTCGCCTCGGCAGTGTTCTCCGTGCCCGGCGTGGACGACCGTGTTAGTTTCACGGTCAACGGTGGCACCTCGGACCTGCCGGCGGCGCAGAACCTCATCTACCTCCTGGACGCGGGCGACATCACCGTTACGGGGGATGTCACGTGACAGCTGTCTCGGGGCTGCGCAAGGGCAAGCGCTGGAAGGTATTCGGCAAGGATTGCCGCTGCTGCTGGCGCGCCCACCTGGATATGTTCCGCAAGTTCAAGCTGCGGCGTGACGCGCTAAGGGGCACGTAATGGCCGAGGGCACCACCGCGATCGGGCTCGCGCTCACGACCGAAGGCGACGCCGACGGTACGGATCTAATCGAGTACGAGGTTGGCACGCAGGACCCCGAGACTAGCGGCGCTCTGACCTACATCGCCACGCATGACGAGATCGCGTCGCGCAAGCTGGCGCCGCCCTTCTGGGGCAAGCCCTTCGTGGCGGCTCTGCTCTCGTCATTCATCCGGGAGATCCAGATCCTAGAGGATATCATCTGGGAGTTCCTCGAGCTGCGCACCCTGGCGAACGCCGACCTGCCCCGACTCAAGGTGATCGGCAAGCTCGTGGGCCAGGCCCGCCTGAGCTTCGACACGGAGAACTACCGACTAATGATCGAGGCACGGGCGCTCGCCAACCGGAGCCGCGGGCGCGGTGGCGACATCCTGGGCGTGCTCAACCTGCTCTTCGGTGAAGGCGAGTACGTGCTACTCGCGGCCGGCAACGCCACGCTGCTCTTGACGGCGCTCCAGCCCATCGACGACGTGGGCCTGGCGATGGTGACGGAGATCCTGCCAGCCGTGCGCGCGGCCGGGGTGGGTCTGCAGTTCTTCTTTTCCGACGGAGCAGCTGTCAATGTCTTCCACTGGGGCGACCCGTGGCCTGGCACTGACGGCTGGGCAAGCGTGAGATCACTATGACGACCATCAAACTACCCAGGCCCTTCGCGACGCTCCTGAACTACGCCTCCGGGCCCGACACTGGCACACCGACCAAGGTGGACGTGGGCACACCGACGAGCGGCTTCGTCCGGGGCGTGGCCGCGGCATCGCAGAACGTCAACTTCGAGCTCAACGCGTTGACCACCGCCACGCGCCGCCCGCTCACCGTGGCGTCGCTCATCATGCGGGATCTGGATCCGAACGGGGCCACTATCAGCGACACGAGCGCCGCGATCGGCGTGGCGTCGGCGACCGTCCTGGAGGAGGCCATCGTCGTCAAGGGAGACACCGACGGCGTGTTCCGATTCGCGGACTTCCCGCTTGCGAGCCAGTCGGGTGTAACCGTGTCGGCCATCACGACCGATGTGCGCAAGCTGGTCGGCAACGGAAGCCGCCACCTGGTCGTCGGAGACGGCGGCGTGGACAACGCATTCTCCACCAACAGCGGCAACACCTGGTCGGCGGGCGGCGCTACGGGTCTCATCACGCCCCCCACCGATTGCGTCTGGGACGGCACCCAGTTCATCGTCTCGAACGACGCGGGCGGCTCTGCGCACAGCACCAACGGCGTCGCCTGGACGGGCGCCACGGGCGGAAGCGACATCTCGGACGTGCTCACCGGCGGCCACGGCAATGGGCTAGCCGTGCTGTCTGGTGGCACCGTGGTGGCGGCAGGGATCATCACCGACCCAGCATTCGTCAAGAGCACTAACCACGGTCTCACCTGGGCGAATACGGGCGGCACGGTGCCGTCGGCTCACGACTTCGTGGTCAACCGGGGCTGGCTCGCCGGCAACGGGGGATCGGAGATCTACTGGCTCGGCAGCGACGGCACAGGCTCGCTGAAGGTATTCGTCTCGACCGACGGCACCACCTGGACGCTCAGGGCCAGTGTAAGTTCCGGTCTGACGCCAGCAGCGAACACGCCCAAGTTGCTGATGTGCCAAGACACGGGCCTGCTCGTGGCGCTGCTCGAGCAGGGGTTCGGCGGCATCGTCGCCATGGCGAGCCTAGACGGTGGGCGTACCTGGACGGAACGCATCAACACCTCCGTCACCAGCGTGCACGCGTTCGGTCTGGCCAAGGGCCGGCTCTTCGCGACCGTAGGCGACCAGCTCTTCGCCAGCGACGGCATCGGCTCCGAGTAAAGCCTTAGCCGGAGCCGCCGTTCATGCCTTGCATGGGGTGGCTGATTGCTCTCGTGGTGCTGGTTGTAGGTTGCGCGGGTGCGGAGCAGGCTGACGCCGACCCGGTCTGGGGCGCTGGATTCGAGAGCATTGCCGACGAGCCAACCGTGAAGCAGCTCCCGGAGATCACCTGCGACGAGGGCTCGGACGACATGCCGGGAGCGCGCGAGAGCCGACCCGAGGTCTTCTGGGCCGAGGACCCGGTTCTGCGCACGGCTCTCACCGACGTGCTGAAGCGAGTCACCAAGGCCTCCGGGCTGCCGCTGTCGGTGACTCCGGGCGGCGTCGAGGTGGTCTTCACGGACCTGCCGGTGGGATACGCTGGCCTGGCTACCGACCACATCGACGTAGATGTCGCCGTGGACCTGAGGGGCACGTCGCTGCTGATGCACGAAGTCCTGCACATGCTGGGCGCACAGCACCTCGGACCTTGGGAGGGCGTCATGGCGCGCTGCATCGGCAACCAGAGCATGTTGCTCACGCGCGCGGACCTCGAGCAGCTCTGCTCCGGCGCCCCCTGCACCGCTTGGAACCCGGAGAACCCGTGAGACTCGTCGCCTGGATCGGCGTCGCGCTGGGCGTCGTCGCGATCGTGCGGTTGGCGGGGTCCCTCGACTCGAGCGGGACCGCGCCCGTGTCCGTGGCGACTGCGCCAGCCACGCCTGCGCCGGCGGCCGTGCAGCGACCCGCGTACAGCAAGAGCGTGGCCGTGTTCGCAAAGGACACTCTCGACGAGTGCGTGGATGTCGACATCGACCCCGCTCCCGGCGAAGAGCCTACCGCCGTCGAGAAGCTGAAGAACTTCGGATCCGGCTCGACCGTTCTCACGAAGCGCTGCGCCGAGCAGTTCGCAGACAGGCAATCCCTGGCAACGTGCACGATCAATTCCAAGTCGAAGGTGGGCACCCTGACCGTGGTCGAGCGCCACTACGGCCTGGCGTCGGTGGTGGACAGCGACTCTGACATGCAGGCCTGCCTCAAATCCCATGGCGACTGGCAGACGGCAGACGCCCGCACCCTCGAGCGCGCCCGCCTCGGGCAGGCGATCCGCCAGGCCGACAAGATGGCTGCCGAGACGCCGTAAGAGTCGCTCCCGTATCCGCCACTCAGCGGGAGCCACCTGAGTTAGGAGGGCTACCACGGGCCCCTGGCTTACCCGTTTACCGCAACGGGCAGCGGTGCGACTTGGCGACGAAGGACAGTAAACCTCGTCTGCGCCTCGCACGGCGCGTCGATCAGAACAGCGCTGCCACCCTCCGGTGCCAGCCCTCGTGGGCGTTGCCGACGAGCTCGCGCGCCTCCCGCAGGAGTGCCCGCAGGGCCAGGGCCTCGTCGCAGGAGCAGGCCTCTGGCGGGTCGAGCAGGGCGTATCCAGGCTGGGTTGGCTCGCTAAAGTCACCCAGGTCGTCGCTCGCCAGGGAGTAGTCGGGAGCGGGCGCAAGCTGCCTTGGGTGTACGACCGGTGGCCAGGGCTCTTTCGTGAGCCTTACCTCTACGCAGTCCACCTGCCCACCGAGCGAGTCCAGGCGCAGCCAGAGCCGATCGAACTCGTCTTGAATGGCCGAGTCCACGCCGTCGATGATCTGAGCGCTCATGCCTTCATCTCCCTGATCTGCTTGATGGCATCCTCCGCGCTCGTGGCAATGATGCGCGGGAAGCCCTTGGTCTGCGCGTACCATTTGACCTGAGCCGGGGTGTGCCGGGTGTATCCGGTGCTCTTGCGCTCGATGACTTTCATCTCGAGCAGCACCCATCGTGGTCCGTGCGACATGCAGTTTGGCAGCTTGCAACCGGGCACTCCGACGAGGATGTCCTCGCACCCGCCACCCTGCGTGTGTAGACTCTTGCACGGGTACCCGAGCCGTCGCAGCGCTTCCAGCGTCGGCTTGTGGTTGCCGTCCGTTCGACGGGCCCTCACCAGCCGCTCCCGATCAACTCAGCCTTTATGGCTTCCCCTGCGGCCTCCCGCTCGGCGACTCCGCACCGGCCCATGCACATCTTGGGCGGGTCAGCCCGGAGCTGGACGCCTGGAATTGACCGTGTTCCACCGCAGATCTTGCAACGGCACAGCCATTGAGCAGCGCCGTTCTTGCCGTTGTGAGCGCGCCGGATGACCGATACAGCGTGGTATTCGTTGCCCGTCTCGTCGACGACGTGGCCCCGTCCGCTCATGGCTTCGCCTCCCGCCGGGCGAGCTCGGCCACGGCTAGCTGAGGCAGCCCGCGCGTAACCTGCGATGCATCGACCCAGCTCCGGAGGAGCTCCTCAGGCAGCTGAGCCATCGCGTCCAGCACAGCCTTCTCCGCGGCGGTCACGATGTGCAGGTCATGCGTCGCGAGCAGCGCCTTCACCACGTCCAGCGGCGTCTTCTCGATGGCGTACCCGTGCCCGAACTCGCGAGCTTTGACACGGTGGAGCCCGTCGTCGGTGAGCACCAGGAGCACGTCGCCAGATGCGAAGCCGCCGGCTAGCTCTCGCCATCCAGGGGGCAGAGGCTCACTTGCCACGGAGCACCTCCAGCGCGAGCGAAACTGGGCCGCCGTTTGCCACGACGAAGGGCGCCAGCATCTTCACCGCCTCGGCGACCCGGGCCTGCAGGGCGGCGCGTGCTGTCTCTGCCATGCCCTTGCCTTCGCCGGCCATGCTCAACAGTTCCTCCAGCTCCGCGCACCGAGCCTCAAGCAGTTGCAGCGCGCGCGACATCGCGACCGGGTCTGGTTCAGGCTCCGCCGCTTGCGCCGGTGCGGGCGAGAGGGCGGCGCGCAACGACTCTTCGGACGCGCACAGTCCTACACCCGGAACGTTGAACATCTGCATGTTCCGAACCCGTTCAATCACGGCCTCCGCAGCAAGCGCTCTGGGCGCCAGTTGGCTCACCGCTACGACCGGATCCGATGACCAGCCCGCTGCGCCTTTGGCCCCGATGGGGCCCGCCGCTTGCGAGGGCGCTCGATAGTTGGACGCCAGCGGGCACAGCGTGTTGGTGTTACCCGGGCCGTGCACGCAGCCGCACTCGCGACACTTACTCATCGTCGCCCTCCACCGGTCCGAGCACCGCGTCCAGCCGCCGCTTCACCATGTTGTTCCGAGCGCCCTTCGACGCGCTCTTGCGCCAGGCCTCGCTGCCCGGCGCGGGACACCGAGCGCGCTTCTTCCCGGCAGACCGGAGCGCCTGCTCTTCGTCTGTGTCCTTGGCGCACGCCTTGCCGGCCGAGTCGACCCAGCCGGCTTTCATTGGGCACCCGCGTTCATGACAGTCGCGACGGCGATGAGCGGGTTACATTCGTGCAGCGCGCAGCCGGCGGCACGCGAGTGACCGCCTCCGCCGAAGCGCTTGGCCAGCGCTCCCACGTCGACGCTACCGTCCTGCGAGCGCAGCGAGAGCACCGTAACCAGGTCTTCCAGCTCGGCCCGCTGGAACCAGCCGCAGGTGACGTTGGCGCTGATGAGGACCGAGGCGACGTCGGACACGTAGTGATCTGTGTCGGGGAACACCGACCAGTGCCGGCCCTTCGGATCCATCAGGTTGATGGTCCCTCCCTTGCAGATGCGGGACACGGTGCGGTCCCGCTCGGCCCGCCACATCCTGCCCAGCTCGAGCGAGCGTGGCGACAGCGCGTCGTGTATCCCGCAAGGCTGTAGCCAGTACTCACGCGGCAGGCCAGCCATCGATGCATACATGTCGTTGGCCGCTTCCCACTCGGGCGACTTGCGCTGCCAGGTGTCCCTGACTCCAACCCAGCGCGCGAAGGTCTCAACGGCTGACCGCGCGCCGTAAACCGGCACCCAGACATGCCTGAAGGCCAGCGTTGCTCCGCTCACACCCAAGTCACCTGCCTCGTCTGCGAATACGCCGCGTGCCCCAAACTGCGCGACGATGTCCTGTGCATGCTTGTGGTGGTCGAGCACCGTGGCACCAGCCTCCACGAACTCCGCCACCCGAGCTCGGGGCGGGGTGATGTCGCAGAAGAGCAGGCCCGAGGTGGCCGGCAGCTGCTCGAGCGAGGGGGTGCCGTACTGCGCAAACACCACCTCGATGTCCGGAATGGCGTCGCGCACGATCATCGCGACGGCCAGGCCGTCCATGCAGGAGTCGTGGGTGACGAGCTTGGTGTAATGCGCCATTTCAATCGTCTCCCGGCTGGCGTCCGACGAGCGTGTGAATGGGTCGGTTCGACTGAATGGCCATTGATCCATCCGTGACCACGGCTGTGGCCCATGCCAGCGCCTCGACGCGCTGCGCCTCAGTCCACGTCGCAAGCAGTTTGCTAGCCCCACGGAAGTTGAATTCCTTGGTGGCCTCTTCGAGGGTCTCGTGGAGCTCGACCAGATCCACGGGAGTCACCTGCACCGGCGGTGGCTGCGAGATGGGGATGGACGCTGCGGGATAGTCCGCCGGGGCGGCAGCGGGCGATGGCACGTTGGACGCCGGGGGGTGCGTCTCGGTCTGCTCTTTCGCCTGGGCTGCCGCCCCATTGGTCTTGCTCTTGTTGCCACCCAGCTTGATGCGCTTGCCCTCGGGCGTGCCTTCGGGCACGGGGGATGGGGCAGCTTCGCCGGTGGTCAGGATGGCCTCTTCGCCCACTTCGCCGTCGGACAGGCCGAGCGTGCTGCCGCTCAGGCGCGTGTAGATGCGGTGCAACATCTTGCGGGTGGCCTTGCCGATGACAGCGTCCGCGCCCATGCCGGCGTTCACCTTCACCGGGATGCGCAGGTCGAGACCGTCCTTGGTCTGCTGGCAGTGGATGCTCATCGGCTCGCCTAAAAACGTCCAGGTGGCCGAGTAGGGCACGACGGCGCCCTTGTCAGCGTTGATGGCGGGCACCCCAGGCTGGAGCTGCAGGTTCTTCAGGCCTGGAAACTCCGCGACCTTCCGTTCCAAGCCGGCCTTGGCCCCGTAGAACCTGCCAGCGATGATGTTGAATTCGTTGCCGACCACGTTGAAGCCGCGCAGCATCGCCTCGATGCAACAATCGCGCACCACGGCCAGGCCGTAGCCTCCGTCCTTGTCCTTGTCGGTCAGGAACCCGAGTGTCGTACCCTGGAGCGGCATGAGCGCCACCTGCACGAACTGGTCGCTCAGGGCCTCACGCAGCGAGCGGATACCCTGTGCCATCCGGACCGCCTGCATGAATGCAGGTAACTTGGCGACGCTGCTGATGCCGCACTCGTTGATGGCTGCCTCGATAGCCTGCGAGACTTTCTCGATGCTGGTGTTGTTGGTGCTCATGACTACGCCCTTTTTACGACTAGTTTGGTGACTACCCCGACTTCGATCGCGCCCGCTGCTCTCAGCGACGCCTGTAACTCTCTCACGGCCTTGGCGCCTTTGCCTTTGTCAGCCTTGGCTGCGACGACCTTCTCTGCCTTCGACGCGCTGATGTCGATCACCTTGTCCAGGTCGTTGTCGTCGAAGCCGGCTGCTTCGAGCACAGGGAACGTCGCGAGTGTGAGGAGCTTGCGACGGTCCTCGTGTTGCAGCGTGAGTCGCTTGCCACACCCCACGACGTCCCCGTTCCTTATCACGTGCGCTCGTATCGCGCTACGCACTCGCGCCGCGTAATCGGAAACTAGATCCGCTTTGTCGAGCAGCGTCACCATCTCATCGGGAGACATGGTCGCAAGCGCGTCTGCATCCTCGACACGAGACAACACGGACTCGTCGGCGATGGCAGCCACGTCGCGTCGCACCAACGCCGTTGCAGCCGGGCACTCGTGGTTGCGTGGGCAGTGGGCGCAATGTGACCCGGGTCGGAATGTACCGTCCCAGTCGATGACCTCGGTCTGCAGTCGCTCACGCCAGACGGGCAGCGCCTTGCGATCCAGGGTGTAGTGCTCGTACTCGGTCTCGCGCACCCAGAGCACGCCGGCCGTGGCAGACTCCAGCGTCGTGCCGTTGTAGAGCGCGAGCGCGGCGTACCCGAGCAGCTGCTCACGATAGCTCTTGTCTACGCGGCCAGACTTCCAGTCGCCCACGTGAACCGTGTCGGCACTGCGCCCAATGATGTCCGCGTGCCCCGTCAGCCGGACGTGCTCGTCCTCGTACTCCAGCTCCACCTCGGTGAGCGGATCGGGGAAGCTGCCGCGGACCTCGGCCCAAAGCCGGGCTCCCTGCGAGAGCAGCATGCGGAGTTCCGGCTCCTCGACGTCGTGACGGCTGGCTAGCTCGGGCACGGCATCCCAGTCGACAGCGCCCTCGGTAACCAGCGTGGCCAGGCCCTCGTGAGAAGCCGTGCCACCACGCGCAGCGTCGTTGGTCTCGTTTATGACCACGTCCCCCGTACGCGCCGATCCGGCGCACAAGAACGCCAGTGGCAGGGCCGAGCACCTAAGGACGACCTTGCTCACGCTTCCCCCTGCGCGACGAATGCATCGAGACCATCGGCAGCGCGGGCGAGCCGACCGAGGGCGGCAGTGATGGCGGCCGTGGCCTCGGGTCCGCAGCTCTGCTCGAAGCGCACGGTACGAATGACCGCCGCGAATGCCTTGACCTTTTCCAGGTCGGGTTGCAGCGCAGCGACCCGACGCGCGTGCTCTGCCTGGCGTTCCTGCTCGGCGATCCGCTCCTGCTCTGCGCGTGCCGCGGTCTCGGCGCGAGCCCTATCGCGAGCCAGAGCTTGGCGCTCGGCGTCAATCTTCTCGCGCTGCCGATTCAGCTCCGCCTGCTCGGCCTTGCGGGCCTGCTCCTCGACGGCGCGCGCAGCGTCCTCCTTCCGCTTCTGCTCGGCGAGTTCCGCCCGTTCTGCAGCCAGGCGCTCCCGTTCGGCGGCGAGCCGTGCCTCCTCCGCCTTGCGCTCCTCCCGCAGCCGGAGCTCCTCGGCTTCGCGCTCGGCGCGGACCTGCGCCTCGAGCGCACGCTTCTCGGCCGCCTCGGCCTCCGCCTTGGCACGGGCCTTCGCGCTGTCGACGAGTTCCTTCTTCTCGCGCAGCGGCGACTCGATGCTCTCGATCAGGGCGACGAGTTCCTTGGCCACCTGATCGACCTTGCGACCATAGGCGATGCTGTCCGCCTTCAGGTCCTTCCGGCGCGCCTCGATGGCACCGCGCGTGCCGCGGCAGTGCGCGATGGCCTTGACCCCGGCGGCGTACCCGACCGGAGCGTCGAACGTGATCGCGGCGTACGCCGCGCGCGTGGACTCGATGTCCTCCGGCGTGACCGGATAGCTGACGACAATGGAGGACGTCTCCTCCTTCGGTGCGGTTGCGACTCGAGCAGTTACCATCCCCGTTCAACCTTTCTGGTGGCCATAGAGCTGGCCGTGATTCGCTGCGGTGCCCGCGCTGGAGCGTAGGACTGATGCCGGCTCGATCTTCTCGGGGGCGTAGTAGTCACCGCATCCGCGGCAAACCACTCGTCCGCACATCTCGAAGGCTACGGTCCGGTAGTGACCCTCACCCTCTTTGTATCGCCGCGTCAGCTCGCGTGCCGACGACATCCCGCAACAGACCTTGCAGTGTAGCACGGGCGTGCGTGCAGTCGCTTGATCAAAGTAGTTGCTCACGCAGTGTCGACCCATCTGGTTGGTCGATGCGTGCGAGCGTGTCTCTTGCTGAAACAGCCGACGCTCGCGACGCCGCGCCTCGGACGAGACCTGCTTCTGTCGCCGATGATCGGAGCAGCCGCGCGCCCACTTGGCGGTGCCCTGCATGCCTTCGAGGCTACGGCCGCAGCCGCACTGGCAGAACCGACCGGCGTTCTGTGCGGCGCTCATCGTAACCTCCCGAAAACAAACGCCCCGACGAAGAACCCGATCGCGATCCAGCAGAGAGACCAGGTCAGCCCGGTGATCCAGTCCGGCTCATACAGGTGGCTCGATTCCGGCAGCGGCGGAGGATTGACCGGCGGATAAGGCCTGGCCGGCGCGGGTGGCACGATGACCAGGTGGCGCGTCCGCATCAGGCCAGCTCCCCCGCCACGAGGAACCACACTCCAGCCGCCTCGATGCTGCCCATGCGCAGGCGCGCGTGCGCCTCGTCGATGGCATCTTCCTTGGTGAGCGGTACCGGCAGCGTGTCCTCGGAGTCGTTGTCGAGGTAGGGCGACAGGTCGAGTTCCAGCGTCGAGCTGACGTCGTCACCCTCGGTGTACCTGCTCAGCACAGACCCTCCGCGCCGAGCGGGCCGTAGACCAGCTCCTCTCCGTTGGTGCAGAACTCGACGGGCTTACCGTTGGGGCACTCGAGCAACCATGTGCTCTGACGCGCGAATTCGGCTGAGACCTGCGCCGCGATGTCGTCGAACAGACGAGCCGGTGACCAATGGATCCCCCAGGCTTCCTCGTGGGCTGTGGCCCAGGACCAAAGTGCTTCGGCCGGGGTCTCGGCGTGCCCGCGCACCTTGCCGCGCTCGGCCGAGTCATCCGCCCCGTCCAGGCAGTCGAGGCAGAAGGCCTCCCACTGATTGTGCCAGAGCTCACGCACGCTCACGAACTGCCCGCAATTGCATCGGGTGCTGGTCGAGATCACGATCACCGGTCACCGCCTTTGTCGAATAGGACTGCTGTCAGTTGATGCTTGTGAACCGGCTTGGCGGCGCACAGGCGGAGGTTGCTGCGAGACGCGACGACGCGCTTGGCCTCGGCCAGCTGCAGCCGGTAGGCCTCGGTCATGGCGTTCCCGCCGGTCTGCTCCACCAGGAGCTCGCAGAGTTCGACCAGCGGATCCAGGTGACGCCGGGCCGCGCCCAGGCGCAGTTCGAGCTGGAGCAGCTGGGGATTTCGCTCGAAGCGCTGCTGCGCCACGTGCTCCGAGTAGATGCGAGTGCTGGCGCTCATGACGCCACCTGGGTTGCTCGCTCGGCCTGAAGCTCGGCCTCGATGCGCGCGTCGACCTGCTCGAGCGCGGCGTAGGTTTCGTCCCGGCGCTTGCGGGCGTAGGCGCTGGACTCGCCGGCGCTGCACTCTGCGCACCAGTCTTCATGCCGCTGGCGCAGGTCCTCCCGCTCCTCGAGAAGCGCCTCAAAGGCTTCTGCCTTCACTTGCCCACCGCCTTGAGGTTGGCAGAGGACGCGGGCCGACGGATGGTGTTGCGGGCGATGCTGACGCGCCAGTCGCGCAGGGCCTCGATGGTGCGGAGCTGGGCGCGCGTCGCGTCGAGGGACGCAATCGCGCTCAGCATTTCGCGGGTGCTCAATGTGCGCTTCTTCACGCGACTGCCTTCTGGTGGGTGGTGACGATGGCTCGACTGACGCACTTGGTGACGGGATCCACGACGTCGACGCCGTCCGTCTCAATCTCGATGACCCGGTGGGTGTAGCGGCCATCGTAGATGGCATCGAGTTCGCTCGCATCGTTCACGACCTGGCTCAGGTTGTCGTAGTCGATGCCGTCGCCCAGCGCGACGGTCTGCCAGTCGAGGTCCTCTTCGTCGACACCGTAGGGCCGGCGACCGTTGATGAATTGGATTCGGTGACTCATGCTTTGCGTTCCTCCCGTACGACCAGCGTTCCCCGTAGCTCTGATTGTAACTGTACACCCTAGGGTGAACAGTGCAACTTGACAGACTAAGATAGGTAGGACATGTGCGCGCGTTCAGGTCTCGGGCGCGCACTCCAGGCAGCACGTCCAGCTCTTGGCGTTCCAGGCCGCGCGCGTGGTCATTCGCTTGCAGATTCGGCACTCCCGGAGCGCGGCCCGTCCCTTGAGCAGGGACTTGTGGACGAAGCCATCTCCGCCCGTGTCGTACCGTTCCGGGCACCGGTCGCACACGTTCTCTGGCCCGTGGTGCGGGCAGGTGGGCTCTGCGAATAGCGACTGCTGCTCACCCATCGCGCCTGATCCCCGGTGTGCGCCGATCCCAGATGAGCACCACCAAGCCGAAGGGCGGGTTCTTCGAGGTGCGGTTGCCGATGCCCTCACCCAGGTGCAGGAACGGGCGCCGCTTGCGGAGGAACCGAGTGGTCAGGACCGAGCCCGGTCGGTCACGGAACGGCTCCACCATGTTCTGCCAGAAGGGCTGCTCCTGCCGGTTATTGGGCAGCAGGATGCAGACCACCTCGGTGGGCTCGTCCCAGGCGCGCTCCACCCAGGGCGAGAGCTTCGAGAAGGGCGGGTTGACCCACACGCGCTGGCCATCCCAGCAGTGCTCAAGCCCGTTCTCCGTAGAGACCTGGATCAGGCCCACGGGTTCCGGGTGACGATCGAAGGTGCCGCGCAGCGTGCAGTAGCGTTGGCACTTCGCGTTGGCGCTAGAGGACGCGGCGTCGATCGTGAACTTGAACTCCTCGTCGAGTGGCAGGTACACGCAGTCGGGCGTCTCCCGATCGTCGATGGAGTCGTCCACCCCGCGGCGCTTGACCGCGTTCGGGTGGTTCTTCGGCACAAACCCGGGATGCATCAGCGCTTGCCCCTTCGCTTCTTCGGCAGAACCGGAAACAGATCTGCCAGGTCATTGCCCACCGTGCTCACCACGCAGTAGGGTGGAGTCGGGTGTCCACACGCGCACTCAGGTGCTGCCAGGCCGCGCAGCGTCGCCAGGGCGAACGGGATGCTGGTGGTGGCTGGCTCGTTGCAGCGGTAGCAAGGGTGCGTGAACGGCTCGAGCCCATACCGTGCCGCCCACTGCACCGGGTCCACGCCGTGCGCCACGAGGAACCTTGACCGGTCGTGCATCAGCCCTCCTCCGCATCGGGCTGGATCGTCGCCACCTCGGAGAGCAGGATGCCGATGCTGGCGCAGGCGACGAAGGCGGTCTGGCCGATGGCCGTCCGGACCGGTCCGCTCTTCAGGCGCATCACCCAGCGCACTGGGACGGACGGGGGAGACCCGAGCTCGGTCATCCGCGCCCCCCGCACTTCGCCAGGACGGGCTCGCGAATGAGCTTCTCGATCAGGAACCGGTTCTTACCGAGGCGCCGCGCAATCTGATCGCGGGTAAGCCCAGCGCCCTTTAGCCGCAAAGCCTCCGCCCGGGTGGCCGCGTACGGGTCGACCTGCCGCTGGTGCACGGCCGACGGCGGCTCGGATGGTGGCGGCGGTGGGTCCGGCGGTGGAGGGATGATTGTAGGTGCTTCGTGTATCATCGAGGGACTCTCCTGACGCGCCAAAGCCGGGGCATCTGTCGTCCCACCCGAGGCCCGTTCCGCTCGCTTGGCCAGGCGCCGATACAGTGTGGTCCGGCCGATGCCGAGCAGGTCCGCTGCCCTCGAGTGGTTGCCTCCCACGCTGGCCAGGGTGTCCACGATGATTGCGTCCATGCGCTCAAGCAGAGGCTTCGAGTCGACTGGCGCTGCCTGCTCCTCTAGCGCAGGCCTGCTCGGATCGTTGTCGCGCTTGAGCATCTCGACCAGGGTCGTCCGGTTCAGTCCGAGCAGGCGCGCTGCCTCCGCCTTGTTGCCGGCGCTCCGGAACAGCGCCTGCTCGATCATCCACTGCCGATACCGGTCGAGTTCGGCGGGCAGGTTCAGGCCCTCCTCCGGCAGAGTGGACGGCGCGACCACGTTCAGCGCGGCGCTCATGGGCAGGTCTCCCCAGTCGAAGTCGGCCCGAGGAGTGACGACCAGCCAGGCACCGGAGTCGTGTGCGGTTGCTTCGGCAGGACGCGGGCAAACTGTTGCGCGCGGAGCTGCTGCGACGAGAGCGATCCCTCTCGGTGGCACTGGTCGATCAGGCCGTCGAGCGGGCGCAGCACCCATCCCACCTGCTCGTATTGGCTCGGCGTAAGGCGCCGCACGTCGATGTCCGCTCTGAGCGCTGACAGCCGCTCGATCACTTCGCTGATGCTTCCTATGCTCATGGGTCTCCTCGATGATCCGTCTGGTTCTGCTGGGGATTTGGTTGCAGGGGTGGCAGTCCTGGTTGGCTTCGTCGACGTCTCCCGTCAGGTAGGCGCGCATGACGCGCAGGCCCCGCGTGTGGCGCTGGCTGATGGCTGGTTCGCTGACCCCCAGCGAGTCGCCGATGGTCTTCATCTTGACGCCGCGCATCGTGTGCTGCTCGATCACGTGGCGGTCGGCGGGGATGAGCGGTGCGCGCCAGGCCTCGGCAACCTGCGCCTTCATGTCGATGTCAGAGATAGGGTCCCACTCGACGCCAGGCAGGCGGTCCTCCCAGTAGAAGTGACCGTCGCCAGGGTTGCCCAGGTCGTCGAAGCGGACGATCACCGGAGCGCCCTCCCCCTGACTCCCCCGCGTGCGCCGCGGCAGCCAGTCCTGGGCGCGCAGCTCGTCGATGATCTGGCCGCTGATGCGGCGGCGCAGGTACCACTCGTGGCCAGGTGTGTTCGGGTCCGGGCACTTGCGCAGGCCATCCCAGAGCCCGATGAGCGCTGCCTGCTCGACGTCCTCTCGGAGGACACTCTGCGGCAGGCGCTTGCACATTCCGCGCGCTATGCGCAGGGCCATCTCGCGATGTTCTAGGACGCGGGCGGATGAGACGGCTGTCACTGAGCTGCCCCCTGCCGATACCAGACGCCGCCTCTGCACTCGTACTTCGGAGCGTGTGGATTCTTTACCGGGTAGAGGTTCCAGAGTCGGCCGAAGTCAGGCTCGTACCCGATGCCGTGCCGCCCGCCCCAGTGCCAGCGCAGTCGGCTCGCGCGCGTCGTTGCGCGCAGCGCCATGCAGTCGTGCTCCGGGTGGCGCCGCAGGTACTGGACGCGCCAGCGGTCGTGCATCCTCAGGCGCGCAACCATCCTCCACCAGCTGACGCTGTGCCAAGGGTTACCCCGAGCGTGGGCGTTGCACTCCTGCCAGCTGCTCCAGCAGGGCAAGCCGCACCAAACACAGGGTCGCGACGGCTCGTTGTAAGCGTCAAGCCTGAACGTCGTGATCACTCGCCGATCTCCTTGTCGATGATCGCCAGCCACTTCAGATCGCCCGCCACCCGCGCCCGAAGGGACGCCAGCGCCTCGTCGAGAGCGCGCCTGGCGATGGCCATCTCGTCGACATTCCACGCAGGCTCATCGTCCGTGCGTGTCGCCACGCCCTTCGCGTCACGCAGAGAGGCCAGCCATATGTCTTGGGACCGGCCGTGCTTCAGATAAGCTGCACAGACGCCCGAGTCGTATTGGTAGTGGTCGCACTCACCGTCACTGTGAGTGTGCACGAAGCACTGGCCGTTCCAGCAGACGGGCGCGTTCACCGCTCACCCCGCTTGTGTGCCAGGCACGCCTCGCAGCAGAGGCTCGGCAGAGTGCCCGTTCGATAGTCGCACTTCGCGCACTTGATGGTGCCATCCGCCCGGACCAGGTTCCACCTGCGCGCGAGCGACAGGGCGGTGGCTTCGATCGGGCCGAGGGCTTCGGCGACGGGCGTTGGCTCGCTCACAACTCGTATCCCTTCAGATCCTGGTAGGCCCGGATCATCGCAACCAAGTCACCCTCGGCCATGGCCTTCGCGGCAAGGTCGAGCGAGTGTCGCATCAGCATCAGCGCAGGCGCCCCCGCCACGCCGATCTCGATGTAGGCCGGCATGATCTTGTCACGCACGCGGGCCATCTCTAGCGGCAACTCGGTGCCTAGCGTCTTGGGCTCGCTCACAGCTGCACCGCCTTGCCGTCTCGGATCTCGAAGTCACCCCAGAAGCCCAGCGAGCCCTTGCAGGGTAGGAACGGGAGGGGGCGCGTGTCGCCGAGCACAAAGCCGTATTGCTCGGCCATGTGCCAGGGCAGGCGGCTCTCCATCTGCATCGGCAGGAGGGGGTGGATGACCGTGTACAGGTTGGCTGCGCCAATGATGCCGCCGCGCTCGAGGTCCTTTGGGGCAGGGATGAGATTCGATAGAGCGAGCCCTCCCACCTGCAGCGCGAACAGACAGGCGTCGTCGTAGTCCGACGCCTTCATTCCCTTTGCTGCGTGGATCATGAACGCCCCACGTAGCTTGGTGTTCCAGCGCCTGTTCTCTACGCCCTTGATCTCGTCGGTGGCCCAGAGCGCCGAGCGCTGGACGGGATCAACAATATCCGGACGCACGACCATCCAGGCCCACGGCTGCGTCAGCGATAGCGCTCTCATGGCACGTACTCCCAGTCCTCGGCGTCGTTCAGGTCCAGCGGCTCCCAGTCGCGCTCTAGGCTTTCCTCTCGCTCCCTCTCAATCGCAGCGTCCGGGCAGTAGCCAGCGCACTGCTCCTCACCCACCGCGTAGCAACCCGGGCAGACGAACGGGGCCGAGTCGTAAGCGTCAAGGACGATGGCCGATGCCAGGCACCTGGGCTCACAGCCGCCGATGCCGCCGCAGCTCGGGCACACGTAGGGCATGGCTTCGGCTTCGATGGGCTCGTTCACGACGCTCCTCCCAGCCACACGAATGGCTTCAGGTCAGCGCGCAGGTAGAGCGGGTGACTCGGGTTGCCCTGCTTGGTGAGCTTCAGTGCGTGGACCTTGACGCCCTCGAAGCGCAGCATCCGGCGCAGCTCGAAGGCATCCCGTTCACGGATGTTGTTGCCCCAGCCGGCGACGAACAGGCCTCCCTCTCGCCCAAGCTCGAACGCGCGCATTTTGATCCATGCGAAGTTGTCGGGTCCGCGCGGATCGTCGACCGTCCACAGACCCTTCGGGTCGGTGCTGCGGAAGCCGTAGGCGTTGACCTTGACGAGCTTCCCGTAGCCCCAGGCCTTGGCGTAGCCGAGCTCGCGGCGGATGGTCGGGTCGTCCTGGGTCTCGTCAGCGGTGCTCGGGTTGAGACCGCAGAACACCACGGTGGGCTTGGTCGCGTCCCACATGCGGGTGAGCGTGTATCGGTAGCGCCGGCACGGGCTGAACGTGGCCATGGAGATTCCGTCGCTCACGACGCCACCTGCTCGCAGAGCTGCATGCCGGGCAGCGGGCGCGTGTCATAACGACGGAAGGCTCTGTCGTAGCGAGGCTCCATGCAGACTCCCATCTGCTTTGACTCTCGCCCCCAACCTTCATTGGGCCATGGCCGTTGCGGGTATCCGTTGGCATAGCAATTCAGGCGAAGGCGTCCCGTGACGTCGTGCGCCAGAAGCGCGTCGCACAGGTCTAGGCAGGGCAGCGGATCGCCCGGCAACCAGAAGGCCAGGGCCTGCAGCCAGGCCGGAGCGGGCTTGCCGTGCAGCTCCTCGTACTCATGCCCACAATCGAGCTGCTCCGCCGGCCACTCGCCATTGGGCAGAGCGTCACGCAGATGCTCGTGGATGGCCTGGCAGGGCGGGCACCGGTTGTAAGCGCGCACCCCATCCAGGATCGCGGCTATGTCGTAGTACAAGTCACCGGGCGCGATCGGGCGTCCGCACGCGCTGCACTCGTGAGCCTTGCGCGCGACGCGGCGCGTCTCACGGTAGGCCTTGTAGCACTCGTCTACTTCACCGACGCTCATCGCGTCGCCTCGTGGTAGGCCGCGTTGATGCGAGCCATGGTTTCGGCGTTGCCGCCGCGGTCCGGGTGGTGCTCTCGAGCGAGCGCGCGGTAGCGCTCGGAGATGGCATCGCGCGTTGCCCCGCGCTGCAGGCCGAGGATGCTCCAGCAGTCAGCCGTCTGCTCTGGCAGGCGAGCGAAGCCGTCATAGACTCGGTCGATGACCGCCTTGGCGCCAGTCCGGTCGAAGGCGCGCAGGCTCTCGACGGCCATCGCCACCGCGCGCATGTTCTCTCGCACGGTCGCCCAGGCGTCGATGGCAATGACGCGGGGCTTGCGATCCTTGTCGTCCCAGTAGACGGCGACGCCAGAGTCCTTCGGCTCGCTCATGTTGGCGAGCGGCAGCCCGTCGCGACGCAGCGGAACGTTCGTCGTGATGATCGTCTCTCGGCCCTTGGCGAGCCGCACCTGGCGCACGATCTCGTCGCGCGCTCGGGCAAAGCTCAGGTCGTAGCGGGACCGCCGCGGCCACTTGGTGCGCGGCCAGCCTTCGGGCCAGCGGAGCGGGTATGCTTCGATCACGATGCCGCCTTCCGAGCTGCCGCTGACAGCCGCTCGCCGATGAGTTCCTTGGCGCGCCCCAGGCCCAGGCTATCGACCACCCCCTCGAGGACCAGACCGTTCACAATCGGGTCAAGTTCAATCCCGTAGCGCTTGGCGAAGGCGACGTGTTTGGCGCTCGCCACGAGCGGAGGTGTCACCCCCTGCCCGAAGCCGCGGCTCCGTGTCACCTGGCTCGACGGCGAGGCCTTCGCCTTGGCAGCCTCGGTCTCCCGCCGGACCTTCTGGTCCTCGATCCACTTCGAGTAGCGCCGCTCCCAGTCGGTGTAGTCCCGGTTGAACTCCTGGAGCTTGAAGTCCCGCATCAGCTCGTCGGCGTCGAAGCGCAGCTCCTGGCAGCGCACGCGTTGCGCCTCGGTCGGTTGGAGCTCCGCCGGGGCCAAGCGACCCTTGCGGAGGTTCACCAGGGTCACGCCGTCGAGCGGCTCGTACGGTTCGCTGACATGACGCGATGAGATCACCCCGAATACCCTGTCGATCCCCGGAATCGTTGGCAGTTCCTTGACTGCGTCTCGAAGCACCACGATGCGAATGAAGTCGCTTTCCAGGAGCTTGATGAGGGACTTACCTCGCGGAGTTACCCAGTCGAGCTCTAGCCCGACGCGCCACTGGCTGCGGGTAGCCAGGATATCAATTCGACCCGAGACGACCGGGGTCTCGATGGGGTATTCCTTGGTGCACTCGAAGCCGACTTCACGGAGTGCCGAGACGACACCATCGTGCATCTCGTTCGCGTCGTCGAACGGGCCGAGCCTGGACACGGTGGCCCCGATGAGGTCAACCACACCTTCGCGCGAATCCGGATCCAGATCAGATACAGACTCAGATCCAGAAGCAGATGCAGAGCTACTTTGTCGACTCTCGTCTACTTTCGTCGCGTGTAGACTAAGAGGTAGGACAGCAGACGACCTCTTCGTGCGCGCCCACTCGCGTTTTCGCTCACGTTCCTGCTCTTCGCTCTGAGCAGCGCGGTACTTCGCATGGTTGAGCAACTCCCAACCGCCCATCACCTCACGGATGCGGCGTCCCTCGAAGTCAGGGGTGCGGCTGTACTTGTCCGGTGAGAGGAACACCTTCAGCGCCTCTTCGGTCTCGCTCACTGTCACGCATGCGCGACGTGCCAAGCCAGGGATGGACGCGGCGACCATGCCGTCGCGATCGGCCATGGCGAGCATGGTGATCCAGACGATGCGCACGTGGTGTGGTTGCTCGACCCAGAGTGTGGACTCGGTGAGCGATGAGAACAGCTTGGTGAAGCTCAATGACACGTTGCGGTAACCTCTTCTGTCTTGGATTGAGGACCCGGCTGAGGCGATGCAGCCGGGTCCGTGTCGGTCAGCCGTAGCCGTAGCCGTAGCCGTAGCCGTAGCCGTAGCCGTAGCCGTAGCCGTCGCCGTAGCCGTCGCCGTCGCCGTCGCCGTCGCCGTCGCCGTAGCCGTCGCCGTCGCCGTAGCCGTAGCCGTCGCCGTCGCCGTAGCCGTCGCCGTCGCCGTAGCCGTAGCCGTAGCCGTCGCCGTAGCCGTCGCCGGCTCGCCCCGCTGCCTTCTCGATGTGAGCAGCGTCGTCTGGGCTCGCCAGTGCCAGGGCCTCGTCGACGTTCAGCGCGGTCACCCCAGGAGCGTGCTCGTCACGCCAGGCCACGGCGCCGTCTCGGCATGCCCCACCGCGGACGATGTCGTCCACGGTCAGCACGTCGAGCGCCTCTGGGATCACGCCAGCTCCCACGCACTCGTGGCTGCGTCACTGCACTCGGACACGCTGGTTACATCGTGGAGCGTGATGCGTGGCGCTGCGGAACCGATCTTGCTCGACTTGTTCGGCCCGATCAGAGCGAGTTCCAAGAAGCCTTTGCTAGTTGCCCACTTGATGGCGCACCGCGCCCCGGTGAGGACGACGGTGGTGCCATTGTTGCGCTCCGACTCGAAGCGCCCCCAGAATACTCCGCGGTGTTTGGTGGTGACGAGTACGGACTTGGATTCATTCATGATTGCATGTGCCCTTCTCTGCTCTGTCGTTCGTTGACGCCACGTCGTGGTGGCGCAGTCGGTCACGCGCTCTTGCGCGCGCTGGTCAGTGACTGGAGCTCTCGCTCGAGCCACTTCGAAAACAGCCCGACGTTGCGGGACTTGAACCACTGGTCACGAACCTCGATGAGCACTTCGAGACGAATCTCAGCTCTGCGATCGCGCTGGCGCTCGAGGTTCGAAGCCACCCGCGCCTGCTCGTCGCGCACATGCGGCACCGCAGGCGGGTTGGCCTTGCGCTCCAGGCACGCCTTGCTCTGGGCCGCGTGGCGCTCGGCGCACACCGTGCAGGTGAGCATCGGCGTGCCGTCAGGGTGCTTCCGATCCTGCTTGCGCCCGCAGCAGCAGTTGCCCGCGGCGTGTAGGCGAGTCTTGGCCAGCTTCTTCTTCCGGGCGCAGTAGATGTTGTAGGCACGCCTCTTCGCGGTCGCCTCGTCCGGCGCCTGGACGATGACCCAGTCCGTTCCCTGCTCGCCTTCGAGCGGGACGACGGAGGCGATCGAGCCGTTGGCCGCGAAGTTGACACGCCAGGACTTCACGAAACGCCTTCCCCGTGCGTGGAATCCGGGCCATGGAGCGGGCAGGAGGCGCTCTCTCCGTCCCGTTCCCCTGTCGTCTGCCGCGGGCAAGCGCAGTCGCCGCACACCGGGCACCACGAGGCGGCAACGCCGGTGCACTCGGCACCAGCTGGCTCCTCAGCGTTCTTGAAGCCGGGCAGGAACTGGACGCCGCACGTGGCCACGATCGCCGGGCGCCAGACCATGCCGCACTCCTCGCAGGCGTGTGTGTGATGAGCCTTGGTCGCGAACTCGCCGCGGTCGATATGCCGCTCCCCACACTCGGGGCACCAGAGCAGCATCGGGATCGGGTCCCTCTCAGTGCTCACTTGCCACCCTCTTCGCGCTTCCGCCTACGCGCCGCGTCGAGGCTGGTGACCTTGGGCGAGAGCGCCGCCTGGCGCTGCTCAGCGTCCTCGAGCTGCACGGTCAGGGCACGGACCAGGCTCCAGTCGCGCGCCTTCGTCGCGAGCCCCAGCAGGGCCGTGAGCGCCGGCGCATCCAGGCCCGGAGCAGGCTCCACGGGCGGCGCGACTTCTGGTAACGACTTCTGGTAATGACCAGTCTTGCGCCGTCTTTTCGCGTCTGTCTCAGGTGTACGCTGTTGAGAGTTTACCCGAGAGAAATGGTCCTTTCCTGCCTCCGAGTCGGCCTCCGGAGCCGGATGTCTGTGGTTCGAATCCACACGGGCGCGCTCGTAACCCTCGGTAAGTAGAACCGAATCCGGATCACGCAAAAGTGGAGTCGGAGCACTTTTGGTAACACCTGAACCAAAAGTCCCTGCCCCGCTCGGAAGCGCCGGCAACGCCGCTGCCGGCACCGCTCGAGCCTGACGGCTGTTCTGCAGGTAGCGGGCGTGCGTCGCCAGGTCAGCGTGACCGCTCAATGCGGCTCCGAGCTGCGCCGGCACGGCGGCGTTGGCCAGGGCCTGAGCGAACGCCCGGCGCCAGCTGTGGAAGTCTACGGGCTCTGTGTACTTGCTCGGTACGAAGATCTCGCGCTCCCGCTCGGTCAGCTCGCGCGCGACCCTCCACCTGAAGGTGTCCGCATCCCAGACCTCGATGCCGAAGGCGCGGCGTAGGTCCCGGCGGAACGCGTGCGCGTGACTGACCTTGGTCTTCTGCTCGCCCGTGCGCTCGCCGCGTAGGCACGGGAACAGCAGGCCCGTCGCCGGTCGGCCCTGGCTCTCCCACCACGCCCTGAGCACGGGCCGAAGCACCTCGGGAACCGTCAAGCGCTGCGGCTGGTTGCCCTTGGTGCGCGGAGCCCAGCCCCGGCGGAACTCCCCGTCTCCAACCTCGAACGCGTCCTCGTACGTGAGCACGTGCAGGTCATTGGTGCGCAGCCCCCCGAAGCAACGACTCACGCAGCTCATGGTCTGGCGCTGGAACACAGCGAGCTGGTGGCGCGGCACGGGGTGTACGAGCGAGAGGTAGACCACGAGCTCACTGTCTTCGAGGACGACCGTCTCTCGCTTCATCGTCTTCTTGAACTTGGGCATGGGCGCCCCGTCGATGGGGTTCTTCGCCACGGCCTTGTCGACCTGCACCAGGTGAGTGAACACCGCCTTGATGGCATTGCGCAGATGCTTCACGGTCTGCCTGCTCTTGCCCGTCGCCTTCGCCGCCTCGAGCACGGCCGAGATGTCGTCAGACGTAATCGCAGTGACGCTCTTCGGCCCGAGGAGAGGCATGGCATAGAGATGCAGCCGCTGTAGCTCCTCCTCTGCGCGGACCGTGCCGTCCTTCACCCGGAGCGCGTTCACGCGCTCGGCGGCGTCGGCGAAGCGCTCTCCCTGCTTGGCGCTCGCGAAGGATGACCCGCCGTCGGCGATCAGCCGGTCGCGCTTGATGCGGGCGACAGTCTCGTTCTTGGTCTCGAAGATCACGTACTTGCGCACGCGCTCGCCGTCGATGGTCAGCGTCACGCGGCAGCCGTAGAAACCATTGCGCAACTTCTTCAGCTGCTCGCCCTTCACTGGGCGACCCGTGCGGGTGCTCATGTCCGCTCCCGCAGCCAGGTGAGACACGCCTCGAGCTCGAAGCGCGGCGTCCCGCCGAGCTTTACCGACGGCATCCCTTCCTTGCGCAGCTTGTCGACGAGTGACGCGCTGCAGCCGAGAGCCGTGGCCAAGCCGTTACGGTCTAGCAGTGCGGCGGGGTGCGCATCATTCGCAGTCGCGAAGGCCTCAGAGACGGCGCGCTTGACGATGTCTGACAGCTCCTCGGGCGTCAGCATGACGATGGCAGAGGCGCCGCTCATCGGACACCCCGCGGACGCATCCACGTCCGTAGGCAATCGGCAACGGCGTCGTCTGGCTCTGGTTCGAGCGCCACGCGGCGCAAGGCCACGTTCTCCGCGTGCAACGCGGTATTCTTTATGGCCCAGCGCGCGCGCTCCGCGGAACGGGCACGGAGGCTCAGGCCCCAGCCCGAGGCGAGACCGGCCAGGAATGCCAGCGTCGTGATCACGAGCGGACCTCCCCGAGGCGACGGGCCCTGGCCTGGAGCCGCCAACGACAAAGCGCAGCCACGCAACCCGGCCCCGCCAGGCGCTGCTGGAGCGCTTCGATATCCCGGATTACTCGGGAAATGCCCAGATCCGGCCCGGGTACTTTATCTTTGTACTTGGGGGGGGGGGGGGTCGGTTTGTGCTTAGGATTTGGGGTTTGCGACTCCTGCCGGCAACACGCCGAGACGTCGCGTGTCCACTGACCTGGGTCAGTAGGTACCTGCACGGTACCTAGTCCCGAGGCGGACGAAGCCGTGCG